TGTTCAAAGTTCACGTAAAAAGTTGCCTCTTCTACCACAGTGTTGGGGGACACTGTGACAGCGTATTGTATAAAATTGCTGATATCTGTTAAATCAATACCGTTTCCAGTCCAGTTGGGTCTGCTACGGCTTAGTTCTGTATCCAATCGATCAGGTGTGATCAAAGTAGTTTTAAATTTCACTTGATTTTGCTTGAATGATTGTGTGCCCTGCCTGCTGGCATGACTCAGTGCAGCCTTGGCCACACGATATGTTTCAAATCTGGGTTCAGGTGCTACAATGTGTTGCTCACCCACCGAACCAATGTTGAAAATCCACCCTGACTTGCCGGCTTTTTTCCATGCATCATACACAGCAAAATATATCTGTGCTTGCCCAAAGTCAGCCCACAACTCCTGTGGAGGCCCGTCAAATGCATTGTTTACAAACACATCGTATTCTAAACTCAGTGTAGCAATTTCATTGGTGTTGAGATTGATGTCAAATCCATTGCTACGACTAGCACTATCAGCGCCAAACTCATCTACTAGATGTTTGCCCAGTCCTCTATTACCACCTGTTACTAACATTTTCATCTTGTGGATCCTCCTTGATCCCATACTTTTGTAAACTTCTGACCACAAGTCATTGCACATTCAAACAGTCTATCACCGTTGTTGAATGATGCCTCTAGATCCTGCCAAAACTCATTGGCAAATATTTCTGGCAGCGTTCGGTGCTGTATGTTCAAATTGTCCAGCCCATAGCGTTGTAAAAATTCTCGCACTTGATTTTTTCCGTTGATCATGCTCAATGGATTTGCCCCAGGCATACTGCCGTCTCTAAATCTTGCATCATACAAATTGTGATTGAAAAAGTTGCAGGGCAACACAACACCTTCAGCATTGATCGCTACTTTGTGACCTATTAATGCATCGCATGTTATAGGCGTAGTGTCAAAATATTCTTTGATATTGATGTATTGTTTCTTCAGTTCAGGCAACGATTGCATACTGCGATTTTGATAACTTTCATCAATGGGCGGCTGTAATGTGTATTCAGCACCGGCCACTGGCCAAGAATCCATTTCAGTCATAGTAGCATGATTTAAAAATCTACCAGTCTTGCGTATCAACACATTGTGGAAGCCCATGTCTTGTCCTAACTGTTTGACCAAATCAACTTGATGTTCATTGTGACGAAACACAATAAAATTCCATTGTGCCCGACCTCCAGCCTTTATAAAAGCCTGTGCATTGCCAATGGCCTTGCTGTATTTTACATTCTTTCTGTATAAATGTAAAGTGTCTTCCAGTCCATCTATGCCAAAATCAATCTGCCCATGGCCATTTATAATACCAGCCATTTCTGTCCAGTAGTCAGGATCATGTGCTCCGCCATTGGTGTGTATATACAACCACAGTGTGGGACTTTTATGTCTAAAGTCACGCAAGATTTCCAAAAAGTCTGGATGCATTATGGGATCGCCATAACTGCCACAGAAAAACACTTGACGCAGTCGTTGGCATAATTCTGTGTCAAACGCTTGGTCAATTGCGGCACGTGGCAAGTGCATCAACGGCATGTAAGGATTGATGCCTGCACCATTCAAGTTTCTAGGACATTGTGGGCAGGCAGCATTGCAATAAGATGTAATTTCAATCTGATACTCGGAAACATTGTGATAATTAAATGTCATGTGAGTATTTTGAATTTTTGTCCAGACAATGCCAACAAGCAATAACGTTCTTCTATTGTTAACTCGCTGTTGTTGTAATCAAAGTTTTGGAGATTGACCTGGTCCAGGTATGTGGCAATAGGCATGAACCTTTGATTTTCTTCAAGCCACTGCTCATAATAAGTTTGACAGTCTGCAGATATTTTTAAATTTACCCTGCTCAGTGCTGCGGCAAAATCTTCCCAGCCACCAAGTATGTTTTTCAATGCAAGTTGATCAGAGCTGTAGTTTCTTGGTTGCAGCAAATTTTGTGCATAGTTAAAACAGTCAAATTTATACAGTATTTCTGGATCGGATATTTTTGATGCCAACACATGATAGTTAGGCAATAAATTTTTAGCTCTTGAATTTTTGTGCAATCCTGCTTGAACCACAAATGGCATTTGTTCTGCTTTTACAGTGATATCAACCACTGGATACGAAAAATCAAAATAACAATGAGTCTTCAGCAGCCATTGCGCATGCACATTGTCAGATTCCAACTGCCGAAGCTGTTCAAACAGTGCAGTTTGATCAACATCAAATGCATGCATCAATGACATTTCTGCAACTTGATTGTATTTGAAAGACTTACAATATTGATAATCAATTTGACTTTGTCCGTCGTTAAGTGCGATGTATTTGTTTTGACTTTGTAAACTGGGATCTGAGTCCAACAGCAGTTTCAGCACAGTATCGCCGGCCATACCCGAAGTCCAACGCAATAATTTTATTGACATACAACCACTGTGTCATCCACTATGACACCTCCTAACAAGTTGGCTATATCAACAGAAGAATACTTGAGTCGATGAAATTCAAATCTAGACAATGGCAAAGTCACAATGACTTTTTTGGCAAAAGTTTTGTATTTTTTGATGTCTGCAGCAATTTCTTGCCAGGACCGATACTTTATAAAAAATGCTGTGTGTAAAATCAACAAGTTTGTAGGTGCAAGTTTTTGTATCACATAGTCCAGGATATCAGGCTGTGAAGTAGAAGCAAAAATTGTATTTGGCTTCCACTCAATGTCACAGTGAGAAAACATCTTTGGTTCAATGTATGTGGCAGAAAAATTCAGCCTTGGACCACCGCTAAACAACACTGTTGTAGAGCCAGGATCCATGTGATCTGACACATAGCTCAAAACAGTAATTGGCATAGCATACAAGTTGATCTCGTATTGTTCTTTGGCATGCACAGGATCAGAACTAATTTCACTGTGAATTTTTGTGAGTATTTTCATTGATAAAATAAAATCGAGTCAGAGGATGTATCCAATTGAATCGTTGTCCGCCATCAACAATGCCGCTGTGATAACGAATCACAGGATAACGCATGTGCGAAACTACAAAATCATATATGGCAGCATCGTAGTTGGGATTCACTGGATCTAGTGCGCATGGATCTAATAAAAATTTATTTAATGCCAAATACAAGATGCCACCAGGTTCCAACCGGTCTAGTTCCTGATTACAAACTTCAACCACATGATCCAGTTTGAATGGCGATTTCATCAAGTAGATGCACATCTCTCCTTGGTCACTTTTCCGACCAACAACTAATTCCACATGTTTTGAATCGCCAACATATCGTATTTTTTGAATATTGTGATATTCAACAAAGTTCAGCAGTTCTTGGTCTTGTAAAACTATGTCTCCGCCATACCACTTCAACTGTTGTTTGCGCAGTTTGTGCCAGTTCAACTGATCTTGTAAACTAGAATTATTATCCAATTTCAACATCCGTACTGTAACTAGTAAAGCCGTTTTCTTTCACAACTTTGAGAATATTTTCTACACGCCCTGCCAGTTCATCCCTGTGCGATACAAGCCAGATGCTCTTGTGTCGTTCACGGGTCATCTTCTTCAACAAGGCCAAACTAGCTTCAACACCCTGTGTGTCCAAGCCGGAGTCAATCATTTCGTCAATGAACAAGATGTTGATGGGGTGATACAAACTTTCCCACACATCACGGAATGCCCATGACATGCTCAAGATCAATCTATTGCGTTCACCACGACTCAAATTATCAAAGTCCAGTTCACGCCCTAGTTCTTCAATGCTCACACTCAAGTCGTTTTGAAACTTCACAGTGTGTGGCAGTCCAATACGATCCAAGTAGTGAGTAAGGCGTGCGTTCAAATAACTCAAGTTTTGATCAATGATCTTCTTGCGAACAAAACTGTCCTTGCTGGTTAAAAGTTTTAACAAGAACTCTTGATGATCTTGCACTTTGGTCAGTTCGTTAATCTTATTGTAGTCAACCACTTGCAAGGCTTGTTGTTGCATGTCTTCGATCTGTTCGCTGTAAGGATCAGTTTCAGCATGCTTGTTGGTAATCTGTTGTAGCAAGTTGTTGACTTGTGTAGAGTGCTTGATGGCCTGTGCTTCTGTATCGTAGTGCGTGACAGGCTGTGTGCCCAGTTCCACATTCACATGCCCTACAAGTTGTTCGACATAAGGGTCAGTCTCGGCCTGTTTGGCCGAGATCTTTTGCTGTATGTTTTCAAGTTCACTGCTGTGACGAATGGCTTCTGCTTCAGTCTGGTAATGTGTTGTAGGCTTGGCACCTAGCTCACCCAAAGCCTTAAGTGCATCTGTATTTTCCAACCACTGGCCATTTGTGGCCAAGGCTTGTAGCGCAGATTCTTGTAAACTCTTGCGTTTGGATTCCAGCACTTGCTCGTGCTTGGTATCGTGCATTTCCTGTCCACAGGCATAGCACTTGTGATCTTCTAACTGTGCAATTTCTGCTTTTAGTTTTTCAATGATCTTTTGTTCTTTGACTTCATCTGTGACACAGCGAGCAATGAGTTTTTCAAGGTCAGCAATATCTTTGGCTCGTTGATTGTATGCAGCCAAGTCTTGATGTGCTTGAAGTTCAGCAGCAATATCAATGTGACTGAGTTGATTGTAACTGGCTTGCAATGCGTCAATGTCTTTGGTTTGTGTTTGTTGCCATGCTGTTTGGTACGCCAACAATCGACCGTGTGCATCTGCTGCCTTCTTGCGTTCAGTCCACAAGGCCAGTTCTTTGTGTGCCAACAACTCTGCTTCAATGTTGACTTTGGCCAGCTCATCGTACTGGCCCACAAGATATGCAAGGTCACTGTCGTATTTCTTTTGCCACAGACCTTGACGTCTGCGTAGACTTTCAATTTGTTCTTCAATGCGTTTGTTGGCTTCTTGCACAGCACGAACTCTAAACTCTTCAGCTGTGATTGAATCTTTGGTGGCTTTGTTTAGTTCTTTGATGCGTTCAGTACGTTCACTCAACACAGTGATGCCCAACAACTGCTCAATTATGGTGCGCTGTTCATTGGCCTTCAAGCTCAAAAACGGTTCTGTATATGTGTTCAGTGCCAGGATGTGCTTGAACATGTCATGGCTCATACCAAACACACGCTCAATAGCATCCTGTGTTTCACGACTGTCGCCCTGTGCATCATCCGTGGCAGTTTGTTCTTCGCTGTCCACATAAAAGCGCAACACATTGGGTTTGCGCCCACGTTCAATCTTGTATGTTTTACCATTGACAGAAAAGTCAAGACTTACCAACATGCCTTTGCCATTGGTTTTGTTTACTAGATTGTCCTTGCGAATATTGCTGAGTGCTTGCCCATACATGGCATAACTCAAGGCATTGATAATTGTGGTCTTGCCTGTGCCGTTGCGGCTTCCGTCACCGCCCAAGTCTAAGTTCTCGCCTAATACTAAAGTAAGGTCTTGACGATCAAAGTCAATACCTTGTGTGGCGTTGCCCACACTCATAAAATTCCGAACAGTAAGGTTTTTTATTTGAATCATATATCTTTATTATACACGTATCCCATGGCTTTTGCAATCTCAAAATGAGATTCAGTAAAATTTTGATTTCTCAAAGTATCAAAGTGCTTGCACAGTTTTAAGAACTCTTGCCCATCTGAATCAGGAGTAGATGCGATGTAGCTTAGGATATGTTTCATTTCGGGCCAAGCATGATATTGAAACTTTTCAGAAATCAATTTTTTAGCATTACCGGTAAGATGTTTAAGATCAAATCCCGACGGGTCGGTCACATATTGTATGTTGATCTCAACTCTCAGATCACTGGCCCATTGCAGTAACTCGTCCAAGTAAAAAATGTTCATTATGCTGATTGCAGGCATGATAGCAATGCTGACATTGGGCAAGTTGAGATCAATTAATCTTTTGATGTTAGATTCAACTTGCAACCAACTACCACCACGCTCAAGTTCAAATCTATGGCCGATGTTGTCGATGCTGAATTGTATGTCCACATGCTTGAATTTTTTCCAATACTCAATTAAACTTTCGGGATATACAGAACCGTTGCTGTTGTAATGTAATCTCATTTGTGGAGCATGGCCTTGCTCCACCGCTTGATTGACCACGTGCAACAGGGGCTTGATCAAAAATGGCTCGCCACCATACATGTCTATGTTGATTAAATTTGGCAGCAACTCTACAATCTCATTGATTGTGTCAGGCGCAGATTCTGCCCAGTTAAAACTGTTTATAGAAATATTTTTGTTTAATTTTGCTTCTTGAGCATACAAAGAACTTGACACAGGATTACAAATACGACATTTAAAATTACAGGTGTTTCCTGGTTTGATATCTATACTTTGTATTCTGGGATGATCCAAGTCAGCTGTTAATAATTCTTTTTTCAACATACGCATATGATACTGCCGGTTGCTGATCAATCCATTTTTTTCGTTTTCCCAGCACTTGCTACATCCACTGGGCTTGTTACCACTCAACAAGTCTTGTCGCAGAGTTTGAAATTTGGTGTTGTTAAAAGCATGATTCAGCGAATTGTGTCTGACATGGTCAACACTGTCAACATACACACAGCAAGGTCGTACTTCCCCAGAAGACGAAACTTCAACATGTCTCCAAGGCATAGGGCATAACGTGTCTGAGACTGTAAAATTATCTTGCAAACTTTCAGTATCTTCGAACACTATCTGCAATGTTTGAAATGGGTCTGTTGCATTTAATTGGGCAATAGCAGTTGCTTGTTGGGCAATGTCATGCGGACTGCAAATCAAAACAAAAAAGTTTGATATATCAATCAAATTAGTAGCCTGATACAAATGATGCAACAGCGAATCTGGAATACTCTTTGCAGTATAAAAAATTAATCGATCGTTGTGAGCAAATGTTTCCTGATAGAAAGAATCAAAATGCCTATACACATCAGTTGGAGAAGTGGTTAACTTGGCTAAATCAACAAAACACTTTGAATCATATAGAGTCAGCAGAGTATTTTCTAGTTGATTTATTGATATCATAAGTTTTGATATATTTGCAACAGCAATCGGTTATCGTAGAATTCTGACTCGATATTTGTGAGTTGATCAGTAACAATCTGATCCACTGACTCAAACTTGACATCACCGGGTGCTAGATCCACATCCACACCGGCAGTCTTGTTGGGTATCAGGGCCATTTCTCTCAAGCTGTAGTCACGGATAAACGTTTCTTTGATGAAGTTGGCTTCTTCGTATGAAATTTCAATATCCAAATTTACACGAACATGCATTTTAGGAGATAACAAATTGGCTGCGTTGTCGATGAGATTGGCTAGGCCATATACTCTGTATCTGGGTTGGTTGGGCCAAGCATGGTATTCAGGTTCTTTGCCCCATTCAAGTATCATCATGCCGCGTTCATCATCTCCTGCGTCGGCATAGTTGTGCGGAAAGCAGTTGCCAATGTAAGTGATGTTGTTGGCAGTTTGTCGCTTGTGAAAGTGCCCGGTGAACACATGATCAAAGCCACCAAAATCTCCACGCTGTATGGTGCCGTGATCCGGCATCTGCACCATGGCATTCATGTAGTAGCCGGGCAGTTCAAAGTGCCCAAACATGTATCGGCCTTTTAACTTGGGAATACGTTTGTGGTCATCACCGCATAGCCAAGGAGCAATAACAACGTCACCACTGCTGAACCAATCATTGCAAATTTCAACTTTTGGCAAATGTTTGGCCCACTCCACACTTTGAATGTCGCGCTTGTCTCGATAATAAAGATCGTGATTGCCAGGAATAAAATATACCTGATCAAAATTGTCATTCATGTGCTCCAGGGCTCGGAGACTGTAACTCAGGGTAACAATGTTCAAACTAGCCCTGTTGTTGTGCCAATCACCAAGGAACAGGCAAGTTTCACAACCTTGTTCCCGGGCCTTGGCAGTGGCCCATTTTACAAAATCCAAACAGTCATCGTTGTGCAGTTGACTGTTGGATTTGAGTCCAAAATGTATGTCTGTGAAGACCGCAGCCTTCTTGAATAGATTAGTCATCTATCTAGTATACTACTCTTCGTAGGTAGTTACAACCGGTCCGGACATGGCTTCCATACTGGCTTTGCCAGAGTTCTGACGAGTCCATGACGGATTGAGTCCGTTCATTTCAAGAATGTCATCACGGATGTTTTGATTTTTCTTTTCAATGTTCAGGATGCGAGTAAAACTATTAGTGATAGCGGCAGTATAATACGCAAAAGGGTTCTGCGATTTGGACTCGTCAAACTGGAGTCCGATTTGACTGAGTTGTAACAGGGCTTGTCCGCGCATTTCTTCATTGTAAGTGTATCCTCTCCAGTTTGATCTTGTGGCATAACGTTCGCATAGTTTCATAAACATAGTGGCCAGTTTGCGTGTCATGTTGCCGTGATCCTTAGAAAACTCACCTGAGTCCAAATCACCCCGCCAGTGGCTTTTGCCCACCAGCACAGGGTTCTTGTCTTCGTCCACTCTGTAGTGCCAGAACGGGGGAAAGTTCACACGCATGTGTGTGGGATCCAGCACAACATCCTCAACAAGATCTGCTAACGGGTCTTCCGTTACATCGTCTAGGTCCAGGATGTCTTCGATCTTTTTCTTTTTAGTAGCGGTTTTAGGCACTTTCTTGGGCGCCATAGGTATGTGTTCCCAAGTCATAATACGGAAAACCACCTCCGTATTTGGTATTTTTTTAGGGTCAATCACTTCACCAGTTTCACGTTTGTGACGGTCAGCACGATTGCGGCGTGCTTCTGCAATGGTCTTTTGATTGATTTTGCTTACACTGGGCAGGATCATGTCAAACTGATGATCAGTTGTTCTGTCTCGGAAACTGCAATAGGTGTTTTTGCTTAGGTGGATTTCTTTTAGGATGTCACGGTTGTTAAGGTAGTTAACCTTGGCTGCAGGTTTTGCAAGTAAAGTCATTGGTGGGGGTTCTCCAGATATGTACTTATTGTAGCATATCTGCAACAGTTGTCAACCTTTTTATAAAATATGCAGTTTTTGATTTGGGTAAATAACAGATAGGAATACAAAAATGGCCACCTCGAATTACGATCCGAAAAAAGCAGCAACGTTCAATCAGTTGAGACAACAAGGCCTGTCTGAATCAGAGGCTCAGGCTCAGGCCGGCATCACCAAAGCAGAGAAAAAAAGTTATCAAATAAACTATGTTGGCAACAACGATCCCAAGAGTGCCAGTTATAATCCCAATTATGGCAAAGTAGGCCCGCAAGTCACAGGCGAAAATAAAGCTGCATATGAGGCTGCAATAAAATCAGGACAAACTGAAGAACAAGCCTATGCTACATTACAAGCAAAGCAGGCAGACTACGCGGCCACTAACACTTTTCAAGTTGGTGATGTTGCTACAAATGAAAAAACTCCACCTAACGGCAGTGTTGCACCACAGTCACAAACCACAACACCAGATACCATAAGCGGTGGTGGCAGCACAACCAGAATTGCTGGCCAAAAAGTAGATACTCCTGCTAGTAATGCTGCGCAAAAACAAGCTGATGCAAAACAAACTGAACTTGATAATTTTTACGCAAACAACCCCAGCAACGCTGAACGGGCCATGGATGGGCTTCCACCGCTGACTCCGGCAGAGTCCAAAGCACGTATTGAGAAAATTAATCAATTACAAGAAGAAACTGCTGCCTCACAGGCACAGGCAAACAGTCTCAAAGCATCAACTCCACCCTCCACAATAGTCACACCCAATACCACCACATCTGACAGCACAACAACTTTTGAAAAAACAGCTGAAAATACTCCTGTGTCAGCACCTGCTGGCGCCGATCCTGTGGTCAATCAACAGGCAGGCAGGCAACTGGTAAACAACAATGTGCCAGCCGGTAGTCTGACCCCTGTTCCTACACCAGTAGAGAATCCACAAGTACAACCTGTAGCTTCGGTTGTGGTTGCGACTGATGCACCACAACCAGTGGACACTGGAGAATTGTTGACTCCTGAGCAAAGCATCGCTCGGGCACAAGGATTGCGATTGGATGTGCCCACTGACGATCCCGCCGCTGCTGCTGCTGACTTTAATGCACGAACCAATCAGAACGTTCAAACTGCCATTGGTGTGCCACAAGAAGTTCCGGTAGAACAAAGCCTTGCTCCGGGCGAAGAATTAGTCAATACTTCTGCACCTGAACCAGTTCCGCCAGAAACATTTGAAGCTGGAGGCGGTGGCGGCAATCAAGGCACAATCACTAGAGTAACTTATCAACCTGAAGATGTTCCGCCCACTGAAGATCCAGCAGCCGGTGCCACAGAAGCGGCAGCCGCAGGCGGTAATGAAAGCACAGTGAACATTGGCACCAATGAAAATCGTGGCGGCAATGTTGAAGCAGCCACAAAACAACGAGCACAAGAGCAAGCAGCACTTCAAGCAGCATTGGGACAAACAGCCAATGGTGATTGGCGTGTGCGAATTCGTTTGGCCCCAAATTCAAATTATCTTTATAAAGCAGCCGATTCAACATCAATTCTAGCCCCGCTCAAAGCCAGCGATGGAGTGATATTTCCTTACACTCCAACAATATCAACATCATACAATGCTGAATATGATGCCACTGATTTGACACACAGCAACTATCGCGGACAATTTTACAAAAGCAGCAATGTGGGCGACATCAGCATCAATGGAATATTCACAGCGCAAGACACACAAGAAGCTAACTATATGCTGGCAGTGATACATTTTTTCCGTAGTGTGACAAAAATGTTCTACGGACAAGATGCTGAACGTGGTGCACCACCACCCTTGGTATACTTGTCAGGCTTTGGTCCATATCAATTCAACGGACATCCTTGTGTGGTAAAAAGTTTCAACTACAGTTTGCCTAACGACGTTGACTACATACGTACTCAGCCCAACAATTATAATGTGAACTTGCTGAATCGCAGAGTAAAACAATCAGTTGCACCATCCAACACCATTGGATCTGTGATAGGACGATTGAGCAATGCAGTTGACTTGCTGGGTAACATACTGAAAAAAGGTGCGCTGCCCGGCGGCGCTGGCGGCACACCTGGCGGACAACCAGGCGTGGCACAACAAGCAGTATACAATACTGCCAACGCTACCTATGTGCCTACAAAAATAGAAATACAACTGGGACTGATGCCTATTCAAACACGCAACCAAGTCAGTCAACAATTCAGTCTCAAAGACTATGCCAATGGCAGCTTGTTGAGAGGAGGGTTTTGGTAATGAGCTCCAACTATGATGCCACAAGTCCTTACTTTACCACAGGGTATAGCCAGTTCTTTTTGGATGTAATGGTCAATCGTCCCATACCCAAAGAAAGTGACGATGTGGGATTTCAACTGAATCTCACATATCAATACCGCCCAGACTTGTTGGCACATGACCTTTACGGTGATGCCAGACTGTGGTGGGTGTTTTATCAGCGCAACCCCAACACACTGACCAAACCACCTTTGGATTTTACTGCAAATACTATTATCTATCTGCCCAAGATTACCACACTCAAATCAACCCTGGGGTTTTAAGATATGGCTACAGTTGCAGAAATTGAACAACAAATAGCCGCACTCCGGGCACGACTAGGCTCCCTTGAGGATGCAAAGATAACTGTTCAAGCAGAGATTGAACGGTTGCAATTCCAAGCGGTAGACTTAAGATCTGCTGCCAGAAGACAACGAGAGGGCGGCGACATAGCAGGTGCTGATGCTTTACGAGCGCAAGCCCAGGCCTTGGACGACAGAGCCGCTGGTCTGTACAACAGTCAGGCATTTCGTGACGTAGACACAGCCGAAAGTGAAATTCGCCGTCTTGAAAACGATTTATACAATGCACAACAGAAAGCAAAGTTTGAAGAATACCAACAGACTAAGAATCCTGCCACTGAGGAGCGCACTGCGGCACAAAAGGCAGAAAGTGACAAAACAACTCCTGTGGTTGACAAACCAGCACCAGTGCCACCAGAAGGTGGTGACAATGCAAACGCTGCCCCCAATGCTGAAAATCCACAACAGACACAACAAACAGTAGTGCAAGATGACAAACCACCAGTATCAAACACAACCACACAACAAAACACCAATACTCAGGGCAACCTGGACAGTTCAGGAACCATAAAGCCACAGGCTAACATTCTGGATCGATTTGCCAGCAACACCTGGTCAGCATCGGTCTACCTGCTGAGCCCTGCACAGTATACAGCACTGGTTAGGACCAAGAAAAAAAACGTCAACGGTTATAATTTGCTGTTTCAAAGTGGCGGTGCTTCCAATAATGTAGGCGGTTACCAAGGAGCCTCAAATCCAGGATACCAAGCCAAAACCACAGCTGAAGGTGGAAATCAAACTGTGGCACCTGGTGTGCCTGGCAGCACCGGACCAGACGCAGGACGCAACCCTGCGTTTGCACAAGACTTTTACATTGACAACATTTCATTTGAAAATGCCCTGCCTGGCAAGCAAACACAAACCTCACACATGATTTCTAACTTGAAATTCACAGTGATAGAACCGGGAAATATTACCTTGCTGGATCGTATCTATGCGGCAGTACAAGACATGGCACAGACTACCAGTAGCAAAAGCAAAAACGTAAACTACACAGCCACACAATACCTCATGGTCATACGCTGGTATGGCTACGACATTGCCGGTAATTTGATGAAAGTTGGCGCTGCTGATCCCAACACCGGGCTAACAGACCCCAATGCTGTGGTTGAAAAATTTATTCCGTTCATGATAAGAAAAGTCAATTGGAGTGTGAGCAACAAACTGGTCAGTTATGAATTTGATTGTGCGCCTGTAGGACAAATTGTGGGAGGCGGCACACGTCGTGGCACCATACCGTATGATGTGGAACTTACTTCTCGCACAGTGGGAGACTTGTTGGCTGGAAATATAATGTATTATTCTGGAGGTCCAGGCAGTGGCTCACCAGGTGCAAGCACAACCACAACTGGCACAGCACAGTCTACAGGCGGTGCTGGCATGCAAGGCAATTCAGAAAGAATGACCACGCAAACTCCCATACAGCAGTCAGCAATGAATACAGCATCTGCTCCCAAAGCTGATGCTGCCCCCGCAAAAAACATCTTGAAACAAGGCCTGGCTGGTGCAATGACAGAATACTCTGCTCAGCTGGTCACAGACAAAAAAGTATATCAAGTGGCTGATGTGTATGAAGTGGTATTTGCCAACGGTGCTGAGGACATAAAGAATGCTGTGATTACCCTGCCAGGCGATATAACCACTCAAACGTCAACCCCCATGGGCGTTGCACCCAGTGACAACGCCAACCAAGCAATCAGCCCCAACACCAATCCCATGAACACTGCGGCACGCAAATCAAGCATCACTGCTGGCATGCAGATGACTCAAGTGATAGATTTGGCCATTAGAAATTCCAGCTACATCTATAGCCAAGCTCTCACAGTTTATGATAACGAACAAAAAAAACAAGTGCCCAACCCTGCCGCCACTGGCAAACCAGTGCAGTGGTTCAACGTCACTTTTCAAGCAGTGCCGTTGGAGTATGACGAAGCCAGAAATGATTTTGCTTATAAAATAACATATATCATCAGCAAGTATGAAATCCCAAATTTTGAAAGCAGCTATTTTCCTGTGGGCAAGTTTCGCGGTATTCACAAACGTTACCCATACTGGTTCACTGGCGAAAACACAGCAGTGCTGGACTACACAGCCAGTTTCAATGCTGCCTACAACATGACCATATCTGGCGGCCCTGGACAAGAAAGTGCTGACGCCAAGCTGAAAAAACGAGTGACCAGCAACGGACGTGACATTGTGAAATACACCTATGCTCCTCGCAGTGATCAAAGCAGCAAAGGCGCTGATGGATTGAGCAATGAAATTGGTGCCAATGCTGCTGAATACCTGTATGCCTATGCTGATCCTGGTGGCACCAAACTAAAAATAATCGGCGATCCTGCCTGGATACAACAAGGCAGCTTGGCTGGTGGAGTAGATGCCAGCTCGTTGTCAGTGCAACCGTTCTTGCCTGACGGCACCATAAACTTTGACAACAGTCAGGTGCTGTTTGAAATTGCCTGGCAACGACCCGAAGACTATGACCTCAGCACTGGCCTGGCCAATCCTTATGCCAGACCGGGCAACACACCAGGACAACCAGTGCAGACTAATTTTTATCAGGCTACCAAAGTCAGCAATGAGTTTCGTGGTGGCAAGTTTGAACAAACCATAACTGGAGTGTTGTATTTCTTGACCTTGCCTGATGTTAAAAAAGCCGACAGTTCTGCGGCCATAAGTGCTGCCATGGCCGCGGCAGGCGGAACATCGGCGTCACAGCCCGAAGACAACAGCTCAAACCGTGCAGAAGATGCCAAGTTTGCTAGACAAGGCAACCGAATGTCTTCTACCACGTCAGGATCAGCAGTGTTGACCGGGGACGGCGCAGCCGCAGTAACATCACAAATGGCCACTGCACAATCAGCAATGAATCAAGCCAGTGCAGAATTTGTCACCGGAACTCCATTGGCTCCAATATTTTCCAATCCAAATTATTCTATGTCAGCCATTACCGGCTCAACATTTGCAGCCGCAGGCATAACTCCGGCTGACACCATTGCACCAGCACGTTATCCACAGGCACCCACAGGGTCAGGAGTTGGTCCAATCATTACTAACAATGCTCCGTTGCCTTTAAATACAACACTATACAATGTATCTCAACGGATACAAAACATGGCCAAAGATAGTTAAGGAAAAAAATGTCAGAAGAAATTCAACGAAGTCGTGGTGTACCAACCAACTACAAACAGGATCGTGGTGGGGTGCCTGCACAATTTGGACCATTTGCTGGCATTGTAAAAAACAATGTGGATCCCACACGCTCGGGACGACTACAAGTTTATATTGAAGTTTTCTCTGGCGGCAGTCCTGATGATCCAACCAAATGGACCACAGTCAGTTATCTTCCCAGCTTTTTTGGCAGCACTCAACCCAATCTCACACCTGGCGCAGGAGCAGGAACTTATCCTGGCAATCAAAACTCATATGGCATGTGGTTCACACCCCCAGACATTGGTATCACTGTGCTGTGTGTGTTTGTCAATGGTGATAGACAGTTGGGATACTACATTGGCGTTGCACCCGACAACGGGGTAGGTGCCATGGTTCCTGCTATAGGCGGCAGCAACAAGTATATCACAGGCAATAAAAATCAAGAAACATACTTTGCTGATGCCCCACTGTTGCCTGTAACAGAAATAAACACTACCAATGCAGCAGTAGTCAATGCTGGCCGTTTCTTTGATCAACCCAAGCCTGTGCAAGCCGTGGTAGCTGGCGCTATGTTCCAGCAAGGGCTGGCCAATGATCCTGAACGTGGTCCCATACGAAGCAGCAGTCAACGTGAAACTCCCAGTGCTGTGTTTGGCGTGTCTACTCCGGGCATTCCCATCTATCAAGGAGGTATGAAGCCCAACGACATACGTAAAAAGATTCAAAACAATGAATTAAAACCTGCTGACGCTCGGGTTATAGGACGCATGGGCGGGCACACACTGGTTATGGACGACGGTGATCTTCAAGGCAACAATGCCTTGTTTAGATTGAGAACGCCCAAAGGTCATCAAATCACCATGAATGACTCGGGTGATTTTTTCTACATCACACATGCCAATGGGCAAACATGGCTGGAGTTTGGTCGCGAAGGCACAGTAGACATATTTTCAACCAATTCAGTAAACATACGCACACAAGGCGATATCAACATGCATGCTGACCGTGACATCAACATGTATGCTGGCGGCAACATACAAGTCAAAAGTGAAAAAAGCACTACCATGGAAGCAGTCACAGAGTTCAACATCACTGCACAAAAAGACTTTAAAATTTACAGCAAGGCCACTATTGGAGTCAAAGCAGACGGCTCTTTGCAGTTACAAAGTGCAGACGGCTCATGGAATGGCGGCGAATCGTTGTTGTTCACTGCCGGCGGTATAGACTTAAATGGTCCCACAGCACCCACAGTCACATCACCCAAACCCATTGCTACAATTGAGTTGGATGACACAAAATTTAGCACAGCCAAAGGTTGGGAAGTTGACCCCAACGCACTAAAAACCATTGTGCCCCGAGCACCCACACATGAACCTTATCCTTATCACAACAAAGGCGTGGATGTGAAAATCAAATTTGAAGAAGGCAAGCCCACACCACCTCCGGGTGCTGAACCTGTGCCAGCTGGAGTAACCATAAGAGCCAAATGAGCACGTTTACATTTTCTTTAGAAGGCGCCGCCAGTACAGCATCATCCTTTGAGTCAAAACTTAGTGCCAACACGCCCGATGACAAATTAACTTATTCAGGAAATGATCCTATTGTATGGGATCGTATTAACAATCAACGACTGAGTCGTGGCCTAGCACCATTATCTAATCCCAGACCCACTGATGATGGGAAAACATATCCTCAAGGTCGAGGTGGCGTTACACCGCCGGGCCAAACATCAAAAACATTTGACGTAGATGCTCCGCCAGGTATGACTCGCGAAGAAGCCTACGCAATATTTCAAAAACAGGTCAGCACCGGTGGACTCACTGGGTTCAATCCTGGAGACGTGCTCAGCGCACAAACACAAGCAGCTGACGGACTAGCGTCAGCACAAGCATCAGTGACCCAAGGGTTGTCAGGATTCCCAGGGACTGATCAAGGCACGTTAAATTCTTTTAAAAACATTGGAGACACTGCCAAACAATCTTTAGCAGCGGGCACTACTGGAATCCCGGGTGCTGGATCAATACTGCAACAAACTGGAGCAAAAATTGGTGGTTTGTTTAACACTCCGGTTACAAATGGAATCACCACAGCCAACTTTGCAACAACAGCACCGGCACTGGTGTCCATGTCAGGACTAAGCACTACAGATGTTCGTGCTACCATGGCATCTGTAGGCACAGCAACAGGCCAGGATTTCAGTCAAGTCACCAACTCAGTGGGCTGTGGCAAGTATGGGTTTGACGCACCACAGTTAGAATCAGCAGGCTTACTCAAACCAGGCACAGCCAGCACATATCTCAGTCAAGGATCAAATGATTTAACTTCAGTGTTGAAAAGTCCTGCTGTATGGACTGGCAAAGGTGGCATTAATAATCTTGACAGTTTGTTGAGTAATCCAGCCGCACAAAATTTGACTCAACAGAATTTAATGAGTTCTGGCCTGGCGTCTGCCAGTGCGCTTGGGGTGCCAGTCAGCAGCCTTAATCCCAAACAATTGGGCGGGGTAGCATCAGTGTTTAGCAAAAGTTCGGCAGGCGGCACCGACTGGATCAAAGGCCAATTGCCGCCTGACAAACAAGCAGATTTTGATGCCAAGTTCAAAGATGCACAGTTTGCTGTTGGTTCAGCAGATGAAAAATTCAACGATGCTATGTTGCAACAAGCGCCACCAGGAGAAGCAGTGGACACTGTGAATCGTGAAACACTGACTGCTGCCATGGGCCGGGTGTTTGGTAACGACAAGATTCCCCCTATTGATTACAACGGTCCACCACAGCCGCCTTCTAATTTGTTTGCTGAAAACAAACGACTAAACACATTGACCAAAGAACAACAGACCAAACTGGCAGATCTAGGATCACAAGAAGCCACGGCCAAAACTGCTGACGCATTGATTGCACAGTATACTGCTATTCTCAAATATTTAAATACTTTGGCCAAAGACTATGCATCATTGCAAAAAGATGTAGCGGGCAAGCTCTACACTGAGTTCATTGCCGAAGTGGACACAGGATTGGCCACAGTGCTGGCATTGATTGATGACATAAGAACCCTATATCTTCCCAACTTGCGCAGACTCAAGGGTGGATAATCCATAAATATTAGTATGACCACATTTATCGGCTTTAACACCATTGATCAATACAAAAAATTTACGTTAACTGATTACAATTTAATTCAGCGTGACTTGTTGAATGCTTTCAACATTCGTCAAGGCGAGTTGCCAGGCCGTCCTGGGTATGGCACAGTGATCTGGGACTTTTTGTTTGAAAATCAAGTGGAACAACTACAACAAGATCTTCGTGCAGAAATACAGCGTGTGTGTGGCGGAGATCCCAGAATAGTGTTGAACGACGTCCAAGCGTATCCACAGGCAAATGGCATTCTTTTACAAATAGAAATCACAGTTGTTCAAACAACCAATGCTGAAATACTCAGCCTTTTCTTCGACCAACAAACTCGTCAAGCCAGCTACGTATAACTGCGCCGTTTTTATTATCAATAAATAAAGCACAGACGAGAGAACCATGGCAAAAACCACAAGACAAACAGCGATATTTGGAGTAGAAGATTGGAAACAGATCTACCAAACCTACCGCGAAGCCGACTTCCAAAGCTACGACTTTGAAACTCTTCGTAAAAGTTTCATTGACTACTTGCGTTTGTATTACCCCGAAACATTCAATGACTACATTGAATCATCAGAATTTATTGCCTTGCTGGACGTCATGGCGTTTATGGGTCAGGCTCTGGCATTCCGCACAGACTTAAACACACGTGAAAACTACATAGACACAGCTGAACGACGAGACTCAGTGGTGCGCCTGGCAAATCTTGTGAGTTACACAGCCAAACGCAACACAGCAGCAGAAGGCTTTCTCAAAGTATTCAACGTCACAACAACTGAAAATGTTGTGGACTACAACGGTGTGAATTTGGCCAATGTCACTGTAAATTGGGCAGACCCCACCAACAATGACTGGCAAGAACAATTCACTGCCATTATCAATGCCAGCTTGGTTGACAGCCAAAAAGTGGGTCGTCCAGGCAATCGTCAAACCATATTGGGTGTGCGCACCGATGAATACGCCATCAACTTGGTTCCAGGCTTTTTGCCAGTGATTCCATACTCAGCCACAGTGGACGGAGTCAACATGCCCTTTGAAGCCATGACATCTACCTCAGTGGGCCGAGACTATGTGTATGAACCCAGCCCTCAACCCAACACAAGTTTCAATGTGCTGTTTAGAAATGATCAACTGGGCTTCCAAAGCGCCAACACAGGATATTTCTTTTTCTTCAAGCAAGGTGTGTTACAGAATCAAGATTTTAACTTGACCGAGCGTATTTCTAATCGCACAGTGGACATCAACATTGAAGGGGTCAACAACACAGACCGTTGGTTGTTTCAACTGGATAATCTTGGCAACATTGCACAAGAGTGGGCATTTGTTGAAAACATCTATCAAGCCGCAGCTGAACGCAGCACCACATTGTTGCCAGTGTATTCAGTAACATCCAGAGCCAACGATCAAATCACCATGGTGTTTGGCGATGGTATATTTTCACAAATCCCTGTGGGCATATTCCGTGCTTATGTTCGTGCATCAAACGGATTGCAATACATTATCAATCCTGAAGAAATGCAAAATGTTGTGTTGCCCATCAGCTACATTGACCGCAACGGCAACTTGCAAACCATCACATTTACCTGTGGTATCACACGTCCTGTAAGCAACAGCCAGGCACGTGAGCCCATTGCTGAAATCAAACAACGTGCTCCTGCTCGCTACTACACACAAAACCGCATGGTCAATGGCGAAGACTACAACTTGTTTCCATACACTGCTTACAATAGCATTATCAAATCAAAAGCATTGAATCGTGCATCCATTGGCACCAGTCGTTATCTTGACCTAATAGACAACACTGGCAAATACAGCTCGACCAACACTTTCTCCAGTGACGGCGGCTTGTGGAAAAACAATGTATACCCTACCATACTGTTTTCTTGGACCAATCGCAATGACATTGCTGATGTAATAACCAATCAAGTGCAACCATCCTTAATCGGCCCAACTGTAAAACAGTTCTATTATGCAAACTTTCCTAGAGAAACTGTAAACACAGGTGCCACCGCAGGATACACATGGAATCAAAGCACCACGCTGGCCAATGAAACCACAGGCTATTTTAGAAATACCACTACCAGTGCAACATGGCCTGATGGCACCCCTATCGCAGTCGGCGACAGCACATCTGATGTGTTCAAATACATTGTGCCAGGTGCATTGATAAAATTTGTTGCACCTACCGGCTACTATTTTGATCGCAATAACCGACTGGTTCAGGGCACACCCATGCGAGCAGATGAACGCACAGAAATTTGGGCCAGCGCACAGGCCATTGTAGGCGACGGATACAACGGTGGGCTAGGCAACTTGACTTCAGGCGCTGGGCCTATCACGATCAACAACTTTGTGCCCACAGGTGCTATTATTGATTCAATTGTGCCTTTGTTTGTGACCGATTTGCCTAATTCAATTCAACAACAAATGACTCAACAAATACTGTTGAATCGTCAATTTGGTCTGGGCTATGACAACGATGGATCCGTGACCGGATCGCCATACACTTGGTATTTGATCACCAGCAATAACTTGAATGTTGGAACACAAGAAAACATCACACCTTGGAGCCAACAGTATGCTGGCAACACATCTGGCGCAAATCTTGATGCGTCATGGTTGGTGGCATTTACTGTGGAAAATCAAAACTACACAATCACATTCCGTGGACTCAGCTACTACTTTGGTAGTGTGCTACAAACACGTTTCTTCTTCTATGAAGATCAACTGGTATACGACAGCCGCACAGGCACAATCATCAAGGACTTTGTGAATGTGCTGGCTGTGAACACTAAGCCAGACTCAACAGAGCCCTTGCCCGGCGACATCTATACCACAATCATTGGACAACCAGTAGAAAGCGACGGCTATGTAGATGACTTTCAAGTGTTGGTAAGCTATAGAGATTCAGACAATGATGGCGTGCCAGACAATCCAGACTTTTTTAATGAAATTGTAGGGACCGCAACCAATCCTGGTTCGCTGGTGTTCTTGCAACAAACTGTGGACTTTGATAATTTACAACGATACTTGCTGGTAGAAGAAGGTGTTGTGGTCTACGACTACGCTACCTATGATGAAATTGAATTAAACAAAACTGCCTGGACACCAGGACAGGTGTTTTATGCCTACAGTGAAGATGCATTTTATCAACTTAGTATCAACGTAGATAATGTTAGAACTATTGTGAGCGTGACAGGCTGGATTGCTAGAACAGGTCGTCAGGCATTGTATTTCCAATACCGTCACAACAGCCCACTGACCAACAGAATTGACCCAGGATCAACCAACATTATTGATTTGTATGTGGTTACATTGAGTTACTATACTGCTTATCAAAATTGGTTGCGTGATACCACTGGCACAGTGATTGAGCCCGCAGTGCCCACAATTGATGAGCTATCGACTGAATACCAAGGCCTACAAGACTACAAAATGTTGAGTGACAACGTGATTGTGAACAGTGTGGCATTCAAACCATTGTTTGGTGCCAAGGCAGCACAAGAACTACGTGCCACGATCAAAGTTATTCGTGCGCAAAATTCAACGGCCAGCACCAGCGAAATCAAAAGCAGTGTGTTGGCAGAAATGAACAACTATTTCAGCATAGACAAATGGAATTTTGGAGACACATTCTATTTTTCAGAGTTGGCAGCATACCTCCACAGACAACTTGGAACAATCATCAGCTCAGTGGTATTAGTGCCACTGGACCAACAAAAAAGTTTTGGCGATTTGTATGAAATTCGCAGTGCGCCCAATGAAATTTTTGCAAACGGCGCAACAATTAACAACATTGATGTAATTGAAGCATTGACCAGTACCAACCTACGCACTGCACCAGGCAGCGGAGTAATTTAATGGCTCGCACACGATCAGTAGATTTTTTACCACAAATATTTCAGACTCCGGTCAACAAACAGTTCTTGTCTGCCACACTAGACACGCTGGTTCAAGAACCCAAGTTCAAACAAACTCAAGGATTCATTGGCCGGACAGTGGGACCAGGTGTCAACCCCAATGACAAGTATGTGTCAGAACTAGATAAAACTCGCCGTGACTATCAGCTTGAGCCAGGCGTTGTTAGTTTGATCCCTGACACAGACAAAATTAAAAATGTTATAACATACCCAGGCATCAACGATGCCATTGGATTTCAAGGCGGTGATTCAACTCGTCCTGACCAACTGTATAACAGCGATTACTATGCCTGGGATCCGTTTGTAAATTACGATGCATTCATCAACTTCAGTCAATACTACTGGTTGCCCAGTGGTCCAGATCGTGTGGATGTATACTCAACTGGAATACCAGTCAGCGAAAACTTTGTAGTCACTCGTGCCAATGGTGCATACACATTCTCTGGCCAAAATGGAACCAACCCCACCCTTGAGTTGGTTCGAGGCGGCAGTTATACATTCCAGGTAGCACAGAATACCAAAGAAACTGTTAACTATCGTGTGTCAAATCAAAGCATCAGTGGCTATGTAATTGATCAACAGCTCAATCCCACTCTCACACTTGTGCGTGGCAACACTTATGTTTTTAACTTGAACCTCAGAGGTGACTATCCTTTTTGGATCAAAACTCAACAGGTATTGGGCACAGGAAACGCATATGATTCAGGTGTGAGTCGCAACGGCAGTATCATTGGTCTTGTCACATTTGTTGTGCCGCAAGATGCGCCTGACACACTGTATTATGTGAGCGAAAATCAGCCCAATCTCACAGGCACATTCAATATCATCGATGCTACCCCGGGCACTGGCGATGATTTTTGGATTCAATCTTTCCCGGGCGTAGATGGAGTAAACCCGACCACACCCAATCAAGGAACCAGAAACGTATTTGGCGTAGTCAACAACGGCACTGATCTTGGCACAATCACATTTGAAGTGCCACAAAAGACTGCACAGCAATTTTACTTTAATCTAACAGATGTTGGTCCGGTTGATTTGTTGACCACTTTGGACTACAATCAAATCAACAACCAACCTTATCTTGAGTTCATTGTTGCCACTGGTGGTATTGATGGTATAACTTATCTAAACACACGCACACTGGTATTTGTCAACAGTTCAAATGATACCAACGTATATCAAATACAACTGGTCACTGTGGACGGTATTGAATACATCAATTTGGCTCCAATTTTTACCATTGGAGTCAATGAAAAATTCAGCATACTGTACGGAATCACTTGGTCAAACTACAGCTGGTATAAAAATGCCGCAGGAATATTTGAACAAATTCCTCAACTGACAGCCAATCTTGACAGACTGTATTATCAAGATGGTTCTGATGCCAATATTTTTGGTCAGATTCGTTTGATCGAACCAGCTGACAGCACCACTCTGGATATTGCAAATGTGTTGGGCAAGAAAAGCTACACATCTCCCAATGGTGTGGCATTTTCAAATGGATTGAAAGTTCGATTCACTGGCGATGTAATACCTGCCAGCTACGGGTCAGGAACTACAGAATTCACATGCACTGCAACCATAAACGGCAGTAATTATATTACCACTGCATCTACTGATGGTTTGTATGAAGGCGAGCAAATTGTATTTCCCAACGGCACATTGGGCGGAATTGTGTCTGGTCAAATCTACTACATAAAATCCATATCAGCCAATCGCATACAATTTTCAATCTCAACAGTGGTTGATGGTCCTTCGGTGCTGCTAACTGCTGCGACCGGAACCATGAATGCTGTGGCCACCAGCAATCGAGAATATTATGTGGCAGGAGTTGGCACAGCAATAGAGCTGTTGCCAGTGACTGATTTTATCACACCTGAAACTTATGTGGTTGATGCCAATGACAGCACCATTGCTTCAGAACCTGACCAGCTGGATTATCTCACAATCAGCAGAGCCAGCAAAGATCTAAATGCATGGACTCGTAGCAATCGTTGGTTTCATTTAAGTGTGATTCAAGCCTCTGCCACCTACAACAATGTTGTGGCAAGTTTTGACAACAACTATCGTGCCAAACGCCCAATCATTGAGTTCCGCTCTGATATTCGACTATACAACATGGGAACACAGGGCAAACAGCCAGTGGATGTGATTGATTTTGAACAAACCGATGCACTCAGCAATGTTCAAGGAACAACCAGTTACAGTGTTGATGGTTATGCATTTGTTGACGGATCACGAGTGATATTTGCAGCAGACGAAGATGCCAATGTCCGCAATAAAATTTACACAGTTCAGTTCATTGATCCAGATTCATTGCCACTTACCACGGCTGGAAATTTTGCAATCAAAGCAACATACCGCATCAACACACTGGGCACAACTGATTGGAATGCAGCAGCAGGCACCACTGGCGTTACCTATGCGGTAGGCAGCACATTTGTTGCTGCCACAGCAGGATCGGGCACAGGCACCGCATACTTTGATCAACCCATTATCAATTTGGTATTAACTGCAGACGGCAACGTGTTGTATGACGACTCAGTTGTGTGCCTTGATGGCACCAGCTTGAAAGGACTGACTTTCTGGTATGATGGAGTTTCGTGGACTGAAGCACAACAAAAAACCAAAGTGCAACAAGCACCATTGTTTGATGTGTATGACTTACAGGGTATTAGTTTCAGCAACAAAGTCAAATATCCCAGTAGCACTTTTATTGGCAGCAAATTGTTCAGTTATGCAGTGGGAGATACTGGCATACTTGATCCTGTGTTGCAATTTCCTTTGCAATATCTCAACATCAACAACGTTGGTGACATTGTGTTTGAAAACAATTTATACAAAGACACATTTTTATACGTGCTTGACAATGTGAGTATTACATCTGACATCAGCTCAGGCGCGGCAAGAGAATACGCAAGCCGAACTGTGTATGAAAAACTAATTGGCTGGCAAAATGCTGTTACTACCAGCCAAGTTTATCAACAATTTAAGTTTACTTACACTGGGCAAACTCTCAAACTTGATGTGGCTGCCAACGCTGACACTGTGATACCTTCAATTAAAATTTATGTAGGATCAGCATTTCAACCACCAGAAACCTACAGTTATACCACCACAGTGGACAGCACCACAATAACTTTAAACAAAGTATATCTACCAACAGACATCATTGAAGTGCTGGTATTGAGCGATCAAGTTAGTGAAATTGGATTTTATCAAGTGCCAATCAACTTGGAGTCCAATCCGCTCAACGGTAATAGTCCAAGTTTTACTCTGGGCACAATACGCACACACTATGAAAGTATTTGTGAAAACTTAACTGATTTATCTGGACCAGTCAACGGCGCAAACAACAGCAGAGACCTGGGCAATCTTGTGCCTTACGGTTTGGTTATTCTGCAACAAAGCTCGCCATTGACCATGGCTGGTTATTTTTTACGCAGTGAACAATTTAATATTTTTTCTAGCTTGCAATACAACAGCCAAGAGTATTTGAAATTCAAAGGTCAAATGCTCAATGCAGTTACTCAGCAAAATTTACAATATCAAACAGCTGGACAAATACTTGACACAGCCATTGACAGTGTGATACAAGGTCGAGTTGAAACACAACCGTTCTATTGGAGTGATATGTTGCCATCTGGTGGCTCATATGTGTCTAATTCATACACTGTTTCGTATACTACCACAGCATCTTTCCCTACACAACAGGTATACAGTTATACTTCAGCCAATTATCTTGGCATGGATGTGTATCTCAATGACACTATTTTGATTCGTGATTATGAATATGTGGTGGCTACTGATGGTCCAAGAATTACAATTACCACAACATTGAACATTGGTGATGTGGTTCGCATTCAAGAATACAGTGCAACCTATGGCAGCTTTGTGCCCAACACTCCAACCAAACTGGGACTGTATCCTGCATACCGTCCACAGTATATAGAACAAAAAACCAGCACTGGCACTGCATTGTGTATCTTAGGACATGATGGCAGTGTCACTCGTGTGTTCAATGATGTGCGCGATGAAGTGCTATTGGAATTTGAAAAGCGTATCTACAACAATCTGAAGTTGGATGGCAACCCTGTGCCACTCACAATCTATGATGTGTTGCCTGGACAGTTTAGAACCACTGGCTACAGTATCAATGAAATCAATAGTATTTTGAGTCAAGATTTCTTGAGCTATGTGGCATGGAACAAGTTGGATTACCGCACACAAGACTATCAAGCCAACAATGAGTTCACCTGGAACTACAGTGGCAGCGAAGGCAAATTAGATAATTCTGCATTGCCTGGCGCCTGGCGCGGCATCTATCGCTACTACTATGACACACAACAGCCTGAACTCACACCTTGGGAAATGCTAGGACTCAGCATCAAACCAGACTGGTGGGAGACATTGTATGGCCCTGCACCATACACACAAGATAACTTGGTGTTATGGGACGATTTAGAAAATGGCCGAGTTGCTGATCCTGCTGGCGCATATTACTTGTCTAAATTTGCAAGACCTGGACTGACATCAGTTATTCCCACTGGCACACAAGGCGAATTGTTGAGCCCGTTTGATTCAGTAGTAGGCACATACAACGCACAAACTTTCCGCAAGAGTTGGGCGCTGGGTGATGGCAGTCCCACTGAAGCATCGTGGTGGAATTCAAGCGCATATCCATTTGCTGTGATGCGCCTGTTGGCACTAACCCGTCCAGCCAAATTCTTTGCGCTGTTTGCCGACAGAGATTTGTATAAATTTAACACAGAGTTAAATCAATATCTTTATAATGACCGTTATAGAATCAATGCCAAAGACATTGAAGTCTACGGCAATGGTGTCAGCAAAGCCAGTTATATTGATTGGATAGTAGATTACAATCGTCAAAGTGGCCTCAACAGCACCTCTGAACTCACTGCTGACCTTGACGCACTTGATGTTCGTTTGTGTTATCGGATGGCCAGTTTTAGTGACAAACAATACATCAAAATTTACACTGAAAAATCCAGCCCCAATTCTGTCAACACAACACTGTTGATACCTGACGAAAGTTACAATCTAGTGTTGTATAAAAATCAACCGTTTGACCGTGTTGGTTATTCATCAGTTGTGGTGCAAAAAACAGCTGGCGGTTATGCTGTGTTTGGTTACAGCAAAACACAACCATTTTTCAACACAATTGGCAGCCAATACACCGGACAATTACAAACATTCACATCAGGCGGTATCACCGTACAGGTGCCCACGTTCTATACCAATCAGGTTGTGCAAGTTCCTTACGGCAATGTGTTTGCCAACGAAACCGCAGTGAGTGCATTTTTGTTAAGCTATGGCGAATACCTAGAACGCCAAGGATTGGCGTTTGATGATGCCACCAATGGATATATTCTGACCTGGGGGCAAATGGTCAATGAATTCCTATACTGGAGTCAGCAAGGCTGGGACGAAAACTCTTTGATCAATTTGAATCCATTGGCATTCAAACTCAGTGTGACAAAACCACAAGCAGTGATCGATAGTATTGTTGCTCAAACAAGTGAAAACATTTTGTTGGATCAGAACAATCGTGAATTGCCTACACGTAATCTAATTATTACTCGACTAGACAACACATTCACTGTTGAACCTGCCACAGATCAAACATTGAGCAATATAGATCTCAAATACACCAGCTACGAGCACATGATTGTGTTGAACAACACCAGTGCGTTTGGTGATTTGATTTATCAACCCATAACTGGCGCACGTCAAAGTAGACTGAATTTGATTGCATACACCAGCACTGAGTGGAACGGCAGTGTGGATGCGCAAGGATTTATTTTAAATCAAAACAACATCAAAGAATGGGATCCGTATACCACATACGCCAAAGGCGAAATTGTTTTGTATAAGGGTGCATATTGGAGTGCTGCCGAAATAGTTCAGCCTAGTGAATTGTTCAATGCCAACAACTGGTATCAAAGTGACTACACTAGAATTGAGCTTGGACTGTTGCCCAACTTGGCCAACAAGGCGGACCAGTTGATAAACAGTTACAATATCAACACAGCCAATCTTGAAACTGACAACGACTTGTTGAGTTTTGGCTTGATTGGATTTACTCCTCGCCAATACATGACAGCATTGAATCTTGATGATGTCAGCCAGCTCAATGTATACCGCCAATTCCTGGGCAGCAAAGGCACAATTCTCAGTGCTGAGTTATTCTCAAAAGTAAACCTTGGAAAAGAAACTGGCGACTATACCATTTACGAAAACTGGGCAGTACAACGTGCAGTGTATGGTGCCAATGCCAATCGCAGCTTGGTGCAGTTTAGGTTGAATCGTGCATTGTTGAGCAGTAATCCTAGCCTGGTGCAAGTGATTGACCCTGGGCAAGTCAGCCAAGCAGATCAAACCATATTTTTAAATGAAATCTGGCGCCAAAGTTATCGCTTGACCAGTCCCAACATATTGCCTACTACTACCACTGTGCCCACGGATACTGCTTTGCCTTCGGCAGGATATGTTAATGTCAACGATGCCGACATCACAGTATTTGATATCAACAATACCGACAGCTTGGCTGCAAACATTGATGCAATTGAAGTTGGCACAACCATCTGGGTGGCAAAAACCAATGTCTATGACTGGGACATTTATCGAGCCGCAGCAGTGCCCGGAATCATTGCACACGTTTGTGACAATTTAGACGGCACCAGTTTGGTAATTTTCTCCCAACAACATGGACTCAGTGTTGGTGAAAAATTAATTATCAAGTTCTTTGACGCTGAAGTCAATGGGGTATACGATGTAATCAGTGTTGTGAGTTTGGAAAAAATTACCATCGCATTTAGTTTTGTGGGCAATAGAACTGTGGTGGACGGAACTGGCATTGGCTTTACACTGGCCACACAGCGTGTGGCTCAAGCCAGTGACATCATCAACTTGCCATATGCCAATACCTTGCAACCTGGTGCCAAAGTCTGGGTTGACAACAACGGTGCTGGCCTGTGGGAAACTTTACAAAAAGAAGAAGTATTCACGCAGTTGACTGAACTAGCACCAGTGTTGAACGATGTGAATCAGCAATACGGATCTAGTGTTGCACAGTCAAGAGATAAATTCTCTGCACTGGCAGGAAGTCCAAGATATCGATTCCCTGCAGGTGCTACACTGTGGAACGTTGCCAACAGTTATGCTGAAGATTCTATTGTGTATATTGTAGATCCTTATCAAACTGAGTTTTTCCAAGCATCACAACCAGTGCCACAAGGCATAGATATTTTCAACGTCACATACTGGACTCCGTATTCATTGACTTCGCTGCCAACAAAAGGTGGCGTGTATGTGTATGTCAAGAGCACCAATAGCAATCAATATGTCCCTGTTAGTCCATTGGTTGCAGGTGATGCTGTGCTTACACTAGATGTGACCGGAGTGCGAAGTTACGGCACCGCGGTTGACTTTGGCAACAAAGCCTGGGCAGTTGCTGGGGCTCCGGGTAGTTTGGGATCACTGGGACAAGCCGACAACGGATATGCTTGTGTGATTTATCTAGCACCTGATCTTGGAACACCTGACACCATTCCTTACGGACAATGGCAGTTGCTGACCACACCAGACAGTGTGTCAGTTGACCAGGGAGAATTTGGTTACAGTGTGGCCATGAGCCTGGATGAACGTTGGATGTATATTGGTGCACCCGGAGTGAACAAGGTATACGCCTATGGTCGTGTGGATTGGGAAAATCAAGTTCTTAACTTGTATGGCGATGGCGAAACCACAGTGTATGGCATCAGCAGCATGATACAAATTGACACTGCCACACAACTAGAAGTTCTAGTGGGCGGTGCAGAGCAAGTATTAAATGTTGATTACACAGTTGACAATGCATTTACCAACGTTACATTTTTTACAGCGCCGACCGAAGGCGACGCATTGCAAATCAAACGCACCAGTCGCAAGCTCCTGGACTACGGCACATATTATGGTGTGACACAAACCAGCACCAGTGGCAGTGGAGTCAATGCTGAATTTACCATCATTCGTCAACGCAACGAAGTTGGTCAAGGCAATGCACCTGCTGCCACAGTGGGCTTGGTAGCAGTCAGCAGCGCAGGCTCGAGTTATGCTGTGGGCAACACTGTGACATTTGCCTACACCAAATTTGGTGGAGCATTGGTCAATGGCAGCATTGTGTTGACCATCACCAGTGTGAATGGGTCTGGTGGTATCACAGGATTTTCAACTTTTTACAATCCCTCAGTGTTAACTACTGTGTTTAGTTTGAATGAGTATTTCTTCACTGCCACTAACATCTACAGCTTCTCAGTCTTGGTTGATGAAGTTCTACAGCGTCCCAACATTGATTACACATTTGATTCTGGGACACAAGATTTGACTTTTGTCAACAGTCCAGCTAGAGGATCCAGTATTCTCATACGTGCTGAAGGATATTTTGAATATGTAGACACGCTCACTGATCCAACATTGGGAGTCACGGATCAGTTTGGTTACTCAGTTAGCACCAGCACAGATGGACGTCAAGTCATAATTGGCACACCGTACAGCACACAAGATGGCGAAGTTGCTGCTGGGTCTGTGTATGTGTTTGATCGCAATGTGCAAAAATTTATCTACGGAACTGATCCCAGCAGTGTGAGTTTTGCACTACTGGGTTCTGTCACTGAACCAGTCAGTGTGTTGGTAAATGGCACATTCTTGATCAATGAAGAAAATTCTGTATTAGACGCTGCCAACACATTCACAGTGTCAGGACCCACTGTCACAATCAATGCTGATTTGATGGTAGGCGATATTATTGAAATTGAAACCAATCAATTTACACAAGTACAAAAAATTACACAAAGTACAGCCGAACCCGCAGCTCATTTTGGACAAGCTGTTGATCTTTGCAGTTATAATTGTAGTTTGTATGCTGGCGCACCCAACAGCAGTGTGCAAGAATTTCATGGAGGTATTGTAGAACGCAACGTCAATCAAAGTCGTGCATTTGGTATCATCACAGCCACTGTGGCCAATCCTGTGTTGACCAGTACAGGTAACACACTTCGTGTTAATGACATTGATGTTGCGGTCCCTGCCAGCCCCAATAATACCGTTGCTGGCCTGGCCGAAGCCATCAATGCCGCGGTGCCCAATGTTGAAGCCACAGTCAGTGTTGCAGGTTACCTGACCATAGCAGTTAAAAATTCAGCAGCCGCAGCAGTGGGTAACAAACTACAGGTTGCACCAGGCAGTGCGGGAGGGGAAGTTACTTTTACTGAGCTTGGATTTGAAACTTTTGTCTACACACAAACAATTTTGAGTCCTTATCCACAGACTTATGCACAATTTGGCGCCAGCCTCAGCATTGATGATTCAGCAGTGAATCTAGTGGTTGGTTCACCAAACGGCACCATGTATATTCCCACAGACTTTGACAATTATACAGCATTGTGGGATGCAGGCGCAACAGAATTTTTTGACCTGCTGTTCCAAAGCGGAACTGTTTACACTTACGATTTGTTACCAAGTTCATCCAGCTCTGTCAGCAACCCTGACAAGTTTGTGTTTGGTCAGCAAATTGTCAATACTGATATTGCACCGTATGACCAATACGGCACTTCTGTAAGTTATGTCAGTGGTGTGTTGTTGTCAGGTGCGCCAGGCAACGAGCGTGACGACAGCACAATGAGCGCCAACTATGGCCGTGTGTTTGTGAGTGAAAACCCCAACCGTGTGCCAGCTTGGACAGTGCTGACAGTAGAACAACCTGTGGTAGATATCAGACTGTTGAATTCTGTGTATGCTTACGACAGAATCACTTCTGCCACAGCTGAGTATTTTGATTTCTTTAACCCACTACAAGGAAAAATCCTTGGCGCAGCTCGACAGAATCTAGATTACATTGGTGGACTTGATCCAGCCAGTTACAACGTGGGTCCAGTGAACATTAGAGGAACTACCTGGGGCTCAGCACATGTGGGCGAAACTTGGTGGGATACCAGCACTGTGAGATTCATTGACCCCAATCAAGATGACATTGTGTATGCCAGCCGTCGTTGGGGACAGCTATTCCCTGGCAGCACAGTGGATGTGTATCAATGGATTGTGAGTGACGTTGCGCCAGCAAACTATGTTGGACCAGGTATTCCCCACAACACATTGAGCTATGCAATCAACACTGTGTTAACACAAACTGGCACATTTGTAACAGAGTATTATTTCTGGGTTCGTGGATTGACCACAACTGCCACACAAAAAGGCAAAACTTTACCAATCAGCACAGTGGCCAATTACATCGAAGATCCTCGAGCCAGCGGTATTGCGTATGTTGCTCCTATCAATGCCAGCACCATTGCACTTTACAATGCAGCTGATTACATTGTGGCACAAGACACCATTCTCAGTATTGAATTTGATCGCGAAGCCACTGACAGCAATGTTCACGTTGAATACGAATTGGTGCCACAAGACAAAGCAGATGGTTGGATCAGCAGCAACTTGTATCGCAAATTACAAGACAGCTTTTGTGGAGTCGACACATCGGGCAACCTAGTGCCTGACGTTAACCTTGGACCAGCAGAACGCTACGGAGTGCAATTCCGTCCACGTCAAAGCATGTTCATTGACAGATATGCTGCACTGAAAAATTATCTCACAAGAGCAAACACTGTGCTTGCAAGATATCCTGTGACTGAAAATCGCACGTTTATTTTGCTCAACAGTCAAGAGCCTGAACCCAGTGCATCTTCTGGTGAATGGAACAAACGTGTGGCCAATCTTGAAATCTTGGGCTTCCAGGACATTTATGCAGTGCCTGTAGGCTACAAGTATCTGGTAGATTCAGACAGTAGAAATCGCGGACTTTGGACCATTTACACAGTGGGCACCACGTCAACCTCAGCTGGAGTTATCAGATCACTCACTCTGACTCGAGTGCAAAACTATGACACTCGTCAGTATTGGAGTTATGTTGACTGGTATCTACCAGGCTACAACACCAGCTCACAGATTATTACCACTGTGCCAAATTACGCTGGACTTGGATTCTTGGACTTGCCAGTTGGTAGCAGTGTCAAAGTTCTTGCAAACACACAAAACAAGTATGAAATTTATATTCGTACACTGACTGGATGGGATCGTGTTGGATTGCAAGATGGCACCATTGAATTTTCTGCAACACTATGGGATTATGCATTGGGACGATTTGGATATGACGTAGAAGTGTTTGATGCACAGTATTTTGATCAGGAACCCGTGATTGAAACACGCAAGATCATACAAGCCATCAATGAAGAATTGTTTGTTGATGATTTGTTAATTGAACGCAATCGCAGTTTGACATTGATGTTTAACTTCGTGCTCAGCGAATTCTCAGCACCTGGATGGTTGATCAAAACCAGCTTGATTGATGTTGAGCATAGAATTCGTAGCTTGCTTCCATATCAAAACTACACACAAGACAACCAAGAGTTTGTGTTGGATTACATCCAAGAAGTCAAACCTTATCATGTTCAAGTCAAAGAATTTAATTTGATCTACAACGGCTTCAATGAGTGGTTTGGTGACATGACTGACTTTGATTTGCCAGCATACTACAACTCCAGTTTGGAGGTTCCACAATATACCAGTCCCATATTGTTGCCTTACAATCATGGCAACGCAGTGGGATCAACATCCAACAAATTGAGTGATTTGCCCAGCGACTCTACTGTGTGGGCTAGTTGGCCATACAATCAATGGTTTGGCAATTACACGTTGAGTGTTGACAGTGTGGCAGTGGTTGCTGGCGGAACAGGGTATACAACACCACCAACCGTGGTATTCACAGGCAATGCTATTGTTCCGGCTCAAGCAGTTACAGTGCTAAACAGTCAAGGCGAAGTGGTTGCAGTGAATGTAACTTACGCAGGCAGCGGTTACACTGCCACTCCTACAGTCACAATTGAAGGCGGCGGCGGCGCTGGGTCAGGCGCTGTGGTATATCCTAGAATGACCGGCCAGGGTATTGGCCAAGATTATAGCACACAAACACCAGGCCCAGTGCAGAACTACAATCTAGCACGTTCTCTGCGCACAGTGATGAAATATGACCGTTGCCAATACCAAACTTCTGTGCAAACTTGGAGTTCAAACGGCACATATGAGAATGGCACCTTGGTGCGTTACGATGATCGTGTTTGGTCAGCTTCCAGCTCTGACGGCAGCAGTGCTGTGGTCGGACCAACATTTGACATTGAAAATTGGACTTTGGTTAATGCAGCCACATACACCTATCCAGGGTCTCTGTATCCCACTGGGTTGACTGGTGTTGACCGTACCATGGGTTTGTATGTGCCTGGAGTAAACGAACCAGGACTTCAATTGCCATTGCTGGTGGACGGTATTGATTATCCTGGCACACAAGTCTGGGGCGATTATTTTGCTGGCAACATCACTTTGGATGCCAACTACCAGAGCCAATTTGCAGACATCTATCTTGGCACACGCTACAGCGACATCAATGTTGATGGCGGCGAGTTTATTGGTCCATACGAAGGGCATGCTCCTGAAGAGTTGGTCAATGGCAGTGAATATGACACACTAGATCTGCGTGTTTACACTCGCCCAGGTGCTGACTGGACTGTTGACGGCCACGGATTCCAAATAAAACAAATCAACTACATATACCATCCAGCAATTACCAATGTATACAGTTGGGCTGGAATCGTTAATGCTCCTGTGCAAGTATTGGTTGCCAATCTCTCCACTGGATACAAACTAGTGCAAGACCACGATTATGTGGTGGATTACAATGTTCAAAACATCACAATACTTGGCGGTGTAAGTGCTGAACAAATTATCAATATAGCAGTGTTTGAGCTGGGAGGCGGTAATCAATTGTATCGCGGATCTTACCAGGGACAAGATATTGTTGCTACTGATAATTCTACTATTATACCAGTCAACTACAAAGAAATTGTGGAATTTGCAGTGTTCCAGAACGGTCAACCTACTGCGCAACCTACATATCGTCCTTACAGCGAATCTATTGAATGGAATCTTAACAATTCATACTCTGCATTGGATATAGTATACAATGACAACTTGGTCACATGTACTTCTACAAATTCAACATACAGCACTATCACCTGTAACGATGCCAGTGCCTTGGTAGAAGGCCAGCCCATTGTGTTCTCAGGCACAGTGTTTGGTGGTATAGTTGCTGGCACAACATATTATGTGTTGAGCGTTCCAAATGCCACACAATTCTTTATTACCAGTGTTGCTGGTTCTACCACAGCATTGACATTGACTGATGCGTCAGGTTCAATGACTGGGACTCCAACTGGCACATACTATCGTGCTATACAATCAGTCATCCCGGGCATATTCTTGAACAACACCACATATTGGTTGCCGTTTGTGCCAACATTGAATACCAAAGTGACATTTGCCACTGAAATTGCAGCAACTGATGGAGTATCTTTAACTGCCATGGGCATTGCAACGGCATTTTCAATAACCAACACCACAGTTACCACAAATGCAATTACCTTGCAAGGTAGCACCAGTGGACTGAGTGTGGGACAACAAGTTTCGTTCTCAGGCAACAGCCTGGGTGGCATTGAAGCTGGTGTTGTTTACTATGTGTTGAGCATCGTCAACGGCAACAGCTTTACTGTTGAAGCCACGCTAGGTTCAGGCATTGCTGTGACATTGATAACTGATGCTGCTGTCTGGACTGGAGAACTGACAGCTAAATTTGTTCCAACAAACTACACCAGCTGGAGCACACCAATTGTTCAAACATTTGTGGTAGACAACAACACATACACCACAAAAACATTTATTCTAACCAATAGTTTGGAAGGAACCAATCCTGCAAATCTCATTGTGCTACAAAATGGTTTGAGATTGCAGCCTCCACAAGGCATCGAATGGATTGGCGATGACAGCAGTGTCAGTTTTGGGTTGCCACAACGCGGCGGCTACGATCAAAACATTATTAATCCTCCATCAGATATCTCTGTGTGGGTAGACAATGTATTACAAGTGCAAAGCGTTGGAGCCATTGTTGGTGATTACAGTGTCACAGCCTGGGATGGCAGCAATGTGCCAGGACGACAAGTGGTGTTCAACACAGCACCGGCCGCTGGTGCAAGAATTTTGATATCAGTCAGCACTGTAGCAGATTATAACGTATCAGGCGACCAACTGCAAGTTATTCCAAACATCAACATTGGTGACTATATCACTGTCATCACCTGGAATGATACTGCGGAACAAAATATATTGACTTTGGTATTTAACGGGCCGGTGCAAACTGGTTTGACCATCAATGAACCATATGACAGCACCAACTATGACAGTGGTTCTGTAGACTATGCTCCTGGAGCATATGACTATACCATTGGCACAGCAGTGGCCGTAAATGATTTTGATTTGCAACGCACTGGAGTGAGTGCCAACAGACTATGGGTAACATTGAATGGTTATCAGTTGTTTGAAGGGTCAGATTTCACAGTAGACGGACAATACTTGATACTGGCATCTGGGGCAATCCCAGTTGGGGCAATTTTGGCGGTTACAGAATTTACAGAAAGCATTGTGCCTGAAGCTGTGGCGTTCCGTATATTCCAAGACATGCGTGGAGTTCAAGCAACTTACAGAATGACTCCCGCAACCACCACTGTGCTGACTCAGTCATTGAGCACCACAGCAGACACAATATATGTTGACAATGCCAGCAACTTGACTGAACCCAATCTGCCAGATGGTATTTTTGGTATTATCACTGTTGACAGCGAGCGTATCATGTATCGTTACAGAGATACTGCTTTGAACACAGTAAGTGGTTTGCAACGCGGCACCGCTGGCACAGCCATATCCGCCCACGCAATTGGTTCTATTGTTTACGATATTGGTTCAGGCAATTTGCTGACATCAGCTTATCAAGATTACATAGTTAAAGATACCACCTTGGGCGATGGCACAACCACTGTGTTTTATGCTCCAAACATAGACATCAGCGACTTCAGTGATTCAAGCACAACTTATGTAGAAAGTATTGAAGTTTATGTGGGCGGCATACGCCAATACAACTACAGCGAAACCAGTGCTGATTCACAATATCGTTACATCGTAACTGACTTTGGTCCATTGGCAATTGAGTTTGTCACTGACGGCACTTACCAAGCTCCTGCAGCCGGTGTTGAAGTCACTATTCTGCAACGCCGAGGAAAGAGTTGGTATCAACCAGGTATCAACACTGCCAGCGATGGCGTAGCACTGCAAGAAACTGACACCGTAGCCGCAAGGTTTTTGTGTGACAGATAACACGGATAAATAAAAGACCATGTCAAATACAGCACCAAAACAGTCAACTGAGACTCAACAAAAAGAGGCACAGCCCCGTCGTCCCAATGAAACAGGCACAATCAGCGTTCAGGCCCACATGAGAATTTTTGATCCAAAAACACAAAAAACTTACGTGGAGGGAAGAGCATGATCATTCAGCCTGGACTGTGCAAAATTGAGGGATTTGTCAAAATACACGATCCCAACACTGGTGAAGTTCTTGTGGACAAAAAGAACGCAATCCATTACGAAAACATCAGTTTGGCCATGGCTCAGACCCTGAGCAATCGTGACATAGGATACATTTATTTGATGGCATTTGGCAATGGTGGCAGCTCAGTAGATCCCACAGGGGTTATCACATATTTGCCCCCGAATACCACAGGGCAAAACGCTGACTTGTATAACCAAACTTATGCCAAAGTGGTTGATGATAACTCAGCCGCTGACACAGACCCAGAAAACAACAAAATGACGCCGCTACATACCAGTGGCAACGTTTACAGTGATATTCTTGTGACTTGTTTACTGGATTACGGTGAGCCACCAGAACAGCAGGCATTTGATAATTCAACCAATTTTAACGGTGAATATGTGTTTGATGAACTTGGATTAAAGACCTGGAATGGCTCTGCAGATAATCTACGTCTAATTACTCATGTAATTTTTCATCCAGTACAAAAGAGTTTGAATCGCCAGATTCAAATTGATTACACACTGCGTATACAGACGCTGAGTAACATAAATGCTGTATAAATATAGCAACCAGGAATAACTGACATGGCATATACAATTAATCTAACAAACGGTACAGTTTTTGCTACCATTGCCGATGGTACTATAAATCAAATTGCAAGTGGCACACCGGCTGTGCCACTGGTCACTTTGGTGGGTAAAAACTATGCTGGATACGGTGAATTTTTGGATGAGAACTTTGTTCACATACTGGAAAGCGGATCAAACTCTGTGGCGCCCACATCCCCTTTGACCGGGCAGTTATGGTGGGACAGCAGCAACAACATATTGAAAATTTACAGTGGCGCAGGCTTCAAATCAATCACTGGATCAACCAGTTCAGCCAGCGCACCCACAACAACTGTGATAGCAGGTGATTTGTGGTTTGACAGCTCAAATCAACAGTTGAAAGTATACACTGGCTCTGCTTGGCTGGTAGTAGGTCCTGGCTACACCAGCGCACAAGGCACAAGTGGTGCTATTCCTGAAACAATTTTAAACAACGTTGGTGCTACCAAATACATCACCAGTTTGTATGTAAACAATGTGCGTGTGGGTGTGGTGTTTGATGGCGCCAGCTTTACTCCACAGGCCAGTTTGCAAGCAGCGTTCCCCACAATCTATCCAGGCTTGACATTGAGTTCCACTGTGAGTGGCGCAGTATTTGCTGGATCAGCCACAAACGCACAGTTGTTGGACAGCTTGGACAGCAGCCAATTCATGCGCACAGATGCAAATACTTCTACAACTGGTATCCTGCGTGTGCAAAACAACACAGGCATATTTGTGGGCGTGAGCAATGTGTTCAACGTCAACACCACATCAACTGATGCCAACGTCAAAAGCAATATTTCGGGTGGTAATTTAATTATTCAAGCCAACGTGGCTGGCACCACATACAATGTGGCCACTGCATTGGGTGCCAATGGCACTTTTGCTGTGAGCAATGCTGCCACTGTGGGCACAACATTGGCAGTGACAGGCAACAGTTCTGGTGGTAATTTGACCACTGCTGGTCAAGTGAGTGCAACTGCCAACATCACTGGCGGCAACATTATTACAGCAGCCTTGGTACAAGGTGCTACTGTGAGCTCAACAGCCAACGTACAAGCAGGTAATTTGCGCACAGTGGGATTGATTTCAGCAACTGGTAACATCACCAGTGCAGCCAATATTGCAGGCACATATATTTTGGGCAACGGCTCACAACTCACAGGTTTGAGCCTGGGTGTTAGTGTTACTAAATTTGTCAATGGAACCACAGAAGGCAACATTGGTGTTGCAGACGGCAACATAAATTTCAATGTGACTGGAACCAGCAATGTGTTGGTGCTCACCACTGGCACTGCATATTTTGCAGGTGGAGCCAATGTAACCAGTGTGGAAAAAGGCGGATCAAATGTTGTAGGCAACATTGGTGCAACCACCGGCGGCTGGTTCAACCAAGCATTTATTGCTGGAGTTAATTCTACAACAGTCAGTGCCAGTGGCAACGTAACTGGCGGCAATTTGATTACCGCAGCAGCAATATCAGCAGCTTCGGTCAGTGCGTCGGGCAATATCACAGGTGGTAACGTGCTGGGCGGCGCCAACGTTAACGCTACCACACACACAGGAACCACTGTAAGTGTAACTGCTAACATAACCGGCGGCAATGTGTTGACCAGTGGATTGATATCTGCCACAGGCAACATCACCGGCGGTAACATTGCAGCCACAAATCACACAGGCACCACAGCCAGTGTGACCGGCAACATCACAGGTGGCAACATACTAACCGGTGGCTTGGTTTCAGCAACAGGCAACGTCACAGGCAATTATATTCTAGGTAATGGAGCACTACTAACTGGTGTTATTACATCAGTGGCCAACATCAACAACGGAACTTCAAATGTTGTAGTTGTAAGCTCAGGCGGCAATATTTCAGTTGGAGTTGGAGGCACATCAAACGTAGCTGTGTTTGCTACCACAGGTGAATATGTCACTGGATTGATCTCAGCAAGTGGCAACATCACAGGCGGCAACATGCTAACCGGTGGTTTGGTTTCAGCTGTGGGATCAATTACTGGCGCAAGTTTGACAGTGTCAACTGGCAACATTGCTGGTGGTAACATCAACAACAACAACACCGCTGGCGTGGGCAATATTGGCACGGCCACAGTTGGATTTAACACTGTGTTTGCGTTGGCAACATCAGCACAATACGCTGACTTGGCAGAACGCTATGCAGCCGACGCAGTTTTAGAACCTGGTACAGTTGTGGACCTAGGCGGCACACACGAGATTACTCAATCCCAACAAGATTTAAGCGATGCGGTATTTGGAGTTATAAGTACATCGCCGGCACATTTGATGAATGCAGGTGCAGGTAATGACACAACACATCCTCCTGTGGCCATAATTGGGCGTGTGCCAACCAAAGTAACTGGTGCAGTGCGCAAAGGCGATAGACTGGTAAGTGCAGGCAACGGAACAGCCAGAGCAGCACAACCTGGCGAAGCCACATGGTTCAATGTTATTGGTCGCGCTTTAGAAAACAAAGATTTTGAAGAGTTGGGCGTGATCGAAGCCACAGTGAGCGTGAAATAATTAGGAACAAAAGATGACATATTCAAGCGGTAGCACAATCTTAGCAGCAGATTACAATGGTTTTATTGGACCAACATCATCGGGCGGCACCGCTGGTGCTAACTTGAATGACATATGGGGCACAGGGGCGACTGACAAAGGCTGGGGGCAAACTGCACTTGCCAATCCTGCAGCTACCAACACAGTCACAGCAACTCAATGGTCTGGCCTGGTTAATAATTTGGCATCAGCAGGCAGCCATACCAACACTGTGCTCACTTCGAGAACAGCACCCGTAACTGGTAACACCATCAGTGTGTTGGCTAACGTCAGCACTGACCTTACCAGTGTGACCACAAACCGTGGCAATGCCGCAGCATCAGGAACAACCAGCAGTACCTGGACTGGTGCCATTGACAAAACCAGTGCCACTGGATCAGGAGCTGCTGCCTGGACCATTACCTGGACTCAAACAGTCACATTTCCCAGTGCTGCGCAAGCGCGATATTTCTGGAACGCCGGTGGCCTAGTCACACTAGACATGAGCTTTACCGCCAATGCAGTAGACAACGATCCAGACTGGACACGCTTGGTTGGATACATGGGCAAACTGACCATGGCTGGCAGAGTTAACGGTGCTACACAAACCATTGCTGCTGTGGGCTACACAGGATTTAATCGTGGCGGCACTGGCGGAACACAGACCACGCTGGCATCAACCACCGGCTGGTATTCATTGACAGCCGGCGCTGCTGCTACCACAATGATACAGATAAATGATGCCACATATTTGTACACTTCCAATTTTATAAGAACCACAGCCGCAGTTGATGCAACATCAACCATACTGACTTTGGTAACCACCTGGAATGCTCCTGCCAAAACAGGTTGGGGGCAGGTAAACAACATTTCAGGCGGCACAGCCACAGCCAGCCCGTTCACCGCATTTGGCACAGCACCTGCGGTGCTTTGCCGATATGTCCCACCGAGCACTACCTATCTAACCAATAGTTGGGGCACACCTGCCATAGCCAGTTCAGTGGCTTGATCGGTTAAATTTCTTTTGAAGAGGTAGACTTCTACCTCTTTTTCATATACAATAATCCAATGGATACTAAAAAACTTGTTGATCATGCACGAGCAAGGTTTGATCATGCGGCCGCACGACGAGTGCTTAAAGAAAAATACCAAGCAAAAATGGTGTTTGCTCACGCTGGCGGAATGTGGCGTGCTGGACCAGACCTGCTGACCACACTGTTGAGTTGCGCACAAGACAAAGATGTTGTGATTTTGGACTTGTACGAAACTCCAATACGCATCAACGTAACTGAATTGTTTGCAAAAGCACACGAACGTTGGCAAGAACAAATGAACGCATGGCAGGTGGAATGGGAAAAAACCAATCAAAATCGTTGAGCAAAGGCGCATTGATTTTTGCGTTCAACAATGAGCACATGGATTACATTGCCATGGCTGCATGGTCGGCTCGAAACATTCGAAAACACTTGAATCTGCCAGTGGCCATAGTAACTGACGATCCTGAGAAGGCCGCCAAATATGATTTTGATCACATTATCACATCCAAGCCAGACAGTGGCGGCACACGATACTTTGTTGACTACCAACAAACAGTCACTTGGTATAACGCTGGTCGAGCAACAGCATATGAATTGTCACCTTTTGAACAAACACTGTTGTTGGATGCTGACTATGTGATAGCCAGCGACACACTGTTGCAAGTGATGGAAATGCCACAGCAATTTGTGGCGTTTGACCGCAGCCTTGATCCTGCTGAAGAATCCGAAGCTGATCCGATGTTGACCAAATTTGGCAACCCTCGCATGCCCATGTGGTGGGCCACAGTAATGATGTTTCGTCGTGGAAATCTCAGCCAATACGTTTTTGATTCCATGCAAATGGTTCGAGCAAATTGGCAACACTACAGACATTTGTTTAACATAGTAGAAGGAACATATCGCAATGACTATGCATTGAGTATTGCCCTGGGAATTTTAACCGGACATGAACAATCAGTGCATGCAATTCCTTGGCCCATGATCAACGTCATGCCCAGTCAATCATTGAAAAAATTAGATGCTGATCAATATCAAATTGATTGGACTACCACTGACAATCGAGCAAGAAGCATAATGTTTGGTGGCGTGGATTTTCATGCCATGGGCAAAAAACATTTGGAGGATATAATTGCAGATAATTGATGAACAAGGATATGTAATTGTTGCAGTAAACACCCACACAGTTGATTATGTTGGGTGTGCCCAACGGTTGGCAGCGACCATAAAACACTGGGACCCGGGATCAAAGGTTTGTTTGATAACAGATCGAGAGCACTTAAATCCAGTGTTTGATCATGTGCGACTGTTGGCTCCACAAGACAATCCCTATGCCAATGATGCACAGCTATTTGCATTGACACCATTTCGTGAAACCATCAAGCTAGAAGCAGACATGTTGATTGTGTCGCCTATTGCACATTGGTGGGATCAATTTAGACACCGTGATGTTGTGATATCCACAGGATGTAACAATTGGCAAGATTCAGAAAGCAAATCAAGATATTATCGTCAGGTATTTGATTTCAACCGTTTACCAGATGTGTATAACGCAATTACCTATTGGCGACTGAGCCGCACAGCACAAGAATTTTTTGAGTTGATTGGACAGATATTTGCCAATTGGGAAGAATTCAAACGACTGATCAAGTTTCCTGATCAAGTGCCATCTACTGATTTGGTTTATGCCATGGCTGCTGAAATCATGGGGCGAGATCGTGTGACCATGCCATTCAGCACATATCCAAAAATCACACACATGAAAAGACTGCATGCCGGGACCACAACTGAACAATGGCCAGTTGAACTGGTATGGGAATACAGTGATTGGCGTTTGCGTATTCAAACCGTGGAACAAATTGGTGCATTTCATTATCATGTAAAAGACTGGAAAGCACAATGACCAAACAATTCAAAATATTATTAATAGGTGATGACTGCAACGACATTTACACATACGGTCATGTAAAACGCATCAGCCCTGAAGCACCTGTGCCCATATTTGAACCGGTTTATACCATTCATCATGATGGCATGGCAGGCAATGTTCGAAAGAATCTAGAAGCATTAGGATGTGCGGTTGATTTCCTAAGAGACAAAGACAGGGTCAGTGAAAAAAACAGACTGATTGACGAACGCACCAAACAACAATTACTGCGTGTGGACCGAGATGTTGAAGGCAAACCCATCACATTTGAAACAGCAATACCTCCTGTATACGATGCGATAGTTATCAGCGACTACAACAAAGGCACAGTGACTTACAAACTCATAGAAGAACTGGTTCAAGAAGTCAATGTGCCTATCTTTGTTGACACAAAGAAAACAGACCTGGCAAGATTAACAGGTTGCTATGTCAAGATCAATGCATTAGAAAAAAGTCGCGCAACAAGTTTACCTGACTCAGAGCATTTGATTGTCACTCACGGCAGCGATGGTGCAGAATGGAATGGTTGGGTATTTCCTGCTGAGATTGCAGGTGATGTTGTTGATGTATGCGGAGCAGGAGATACATTTTTAGCGGCTCTTGCATACAAATTTTTAGAGACTAATAAAATGAATGAAGCTGTTATATTTGCAAACAAGGCCTCAGCTGTCACAGTGCAACACATAGGTGTATATGCACCTCGCTTGGAGCAAATCAAATGACAAGACTCAAAGGACATGTGGAAAAAGGCTGGGGCTCAGAATTGATCTGGGCCAGCAATGATCGCTACTGCGGTAAAATGATGAACTTCAACACCGGTGCACGATTCAGCATGCACTTCCATCGCGAAAAAGAAGAAACTTGGTATGTGCAATCTGGCAAATTCATTGTGCGGTGGATTCTCACAGACACCGCAGAACAACGAGAACAAGAATTAATTAAGGGTGCAGTATGGCACAATCCTCCACTGTTTCCGCATCAACTGATTTGTGTGGAAGCAGGCACAGTATTGGAAGTGTCAACAGCAGACAGTGTGGAAGACAACTACCGCGTGTTGCCCGGAGACAGTCAAACATGACACCCGACCAACTGCAACAACTGTTGCAGGCCATGCCTGCACCCAAACCAGTATTTTGGAGATTGTATTACAGTGACGACGGCAAACCAATTCAATACACCATGGAAGACTTGCCAGGTACATACATTGACGTTGACCCAGTGACGTATTCTCGTGGCAACATGAATATTCGAGTAGTCAATGAACAAATAGTAGAAGTATTTTTTAGAACAACCAAAAAACTGGTTCCTGGCAACTCTGGATCCCCTTGTCATCCTGACAATGTCGCTGTAATCGTTGCCGAGGACCAACCTCATACCAAATGGAAACAAAAAACATATGAATCAAATTGATATTGCAGACCTAGACTGTGTATACTTGAGCTATGACGAACCTGAAAAAGAAGAGTTTTGGGTCCGTATCAAAAACATGGTGCCTTGGGCCACCCGAGTAGATGGTATTAAAGGCTCAGATGCAGCACACAAGGCCGCGGCCACAGCCAGCACCACTGAACGCTTTATCTTGATCGACGGAGACAATATTCCTGATGCTGCTTTTTTCAATCAAACATTGACATTTGTCACACCTGACTGGGAACAAGCAGTGTTTCGTTGGCGTGCTAGAAATCACATCAATGGACTCATGTACGGCAATGGCGGCGTGAGTTCATGGACACGTGAGTTTGTGTTCAACATGCGCACACACGAAGCCACCGACGGGCGTGTGGAAACAGAAGTAGAGTTTTGTTTTGATCCCTTATACTGGGCCATGCACGACTGCTACTCAACCACATATCCCAATGGTTCAGCATTTCAAGCCTGGCGTGCTGGATTTCGTGAAGGTGTTAAAATGTGCTTGAACAAAGGTTCCAAGCCCACAGTGGAACAGTTTCAACAACAAGTGCATCAACGCAACTTGGATCATTTGACCATATGGCACAACATTGGTGCAGATGTCAACAATGGACAGTGGGCCATGGCTGGTGCCAGACAAGGCACATACATGACCATGCTCACAAACTGGGATCATAGACTGGTGCAAGACTTTGATGCACTAGCAGAAATCTGGGACACAGTCAAAGATTCAGATCCTAGATTGCTGGGTGGCCGCGTGGCCGATGACTTGTATAGCCAGTTGGACTTGCCAATGGCCATATTTGAAGGTGAGCAAAGCCGGTTTTTCAAACAGCACTACCGTAGCAACTGGTCCAACCGTGGCATCATGGTGCGAGAGATTGATGTTATCCGCCAACAAGAAGGCTGGTAATGAACAAAGGTGATGAGTCAATAGACAACAAAAGCAAGTTCCTTGGTGCTGCTGAACAAATGAAACAGAAACTAGGACCTGCTCTTTGTCTGGCCAAGTGGAAGCAGGTTAGCCTACATCTCACCACCGGACTCAACAACTCATGCTACCATCCTCCATTGCATGCTATTGATGCAGACGCAATAAAAGTAGATCCCAGGGCATTACACAATACTGCACACAAAAAAGCTCAACGTGTGATGATGTTGCACAACGAAAAACCTGCTGAGTGCTCCTACTGCTGGAACATGGAAAATGAAGGCAAGCTCAGTGACCGACACTATCGATCAGGCGAGCCCTGGGCTGCCATAGATTTTGAATCAATAAAAAACTCAACAGGAGAAGAAAATGTTATCCCCAGTTATGTTGAAGTTAATTTCAACCATGCTTGTAATCTCAAGTGTAGTTATTGTAGCCCTCAGTTTTCAAGCTCTTGGCAGGACGAAGTTGCAAGGCTTGGCGCTTACCCTACTAGCAGTGCTCATAATGCTCCTGAGCATTTTGTGGGCCAACGACGCCCCATACCCACAAGAGAACACAATCCCTACGTTGACGCCTTCTGGTCTTGGTGGCCCGAACTCTATCCGCACCTAGAACATTTCCGCATGACTGGTGGTGAGCCACTGCTGGATCGGAATACCTATCGTGTGTTTGACTATGTGTTGGAGAATCCCAGTCCACGATTGCATTTGAATGTCACAAGCAATTTCTCAGTGGATGAGAAGTCATGGCAAAAATATCTAGACTATGTCAAACGCATCTGTGATGGACGCATAGAACACTTCATGCAGTATGTGAGCTTAGACGGCTGGGGTGCTCAAGCAGAATACATGCGGCATGGTCTAGACTTTGACTTGTTGTGGGACCGAGTAAATCAATTCCTTACTGAAGTTCCCAACTACTCAAGCCTGACATTTATTATCACAATGAACAATCTCAGCGTGACTAGTTTGGACAAACTGTTTGCTGGCATACTAGGACTACGCAAGGTATACAGCAACACCTATCAGCGTGTGTGGTTTGACACACCTGTGTTGCGTGAACCTGCCTGGCAGAGTTTGCAAATACTTCCTGAAAGTTATGCAGATCGATTAGAATTGTTGTGGGCATGGATGATACGTCAAATTGAAACAGAAGAAGCACCGTTCCGAGGATTCAAAGACTACGAACTGCACAGACTGGATCGTGACATTGCTTGGATGAGATCAGCACAGTTGAAAGATCACAGTCGTGCAAAAGCAGACTTCTATCGCTTCTTCAGCGAACATGACCGACGTCGTAGCACAGATTTTTTAGCAACATTTCCTGAAATGAAGTCATGGTGGGAGGAGTGCGCATACCATGCTAGGCAATCGTAAAATCATTGTAGACACCTGGGCCGAAGTATGGGACCTGCTTGAGCCGTATGCGGATGGAAATTTTTGGCAATGGCCTGAACAACTGGAACCTGATGCTGTTTACATTGTAGGCCGCGTGGTATTCAACGACAACTGGAAAGCCATAACAGATTGGGCAACACAACATCCAGGCAATGTTGTGTTTTCCAATCCTGCCGAAGGCAGTCAAACCATGTGGACTCAACTTCAACGATTGAGAATCATGAACCATGTGCAAGATGGACGTATTGGATTGTTGGCATCTGGTGACCTAGAACCTGGCTATAACTATTGCAAAACAGATTGTTATTTTTCTCATATTGTAGAATATTTAGAAAATTTACGTGCGCACGAATTTTATTCGCAGGTATATCACAAAACACGCAAGCCTTATGACTTCTTATTCCTTAATGGTCGGTTGCGTCCACATCGCAAATATCTAATAGATACCATGCGTGATCGAAAGTTGTTGGATCGAGCACTGTGGACCAATTTGCAAAATCAAGTGGACATGAGGTGGTCAAGTCAGCTGCCAACCCAAGACTTAGAACCAATAAGACTATTGCCGCCTGAGTATGAAATTGAACCAGCAAGATCAAATTTAGAATTGGTTGGACCAAACACTGGATTTGTCAAGTATCAATTGTTCAACAATATTCAAGAAGGATGCACCTGGGGAGATGCGGTTATCAATCCTGCTGCCTATATTGACACTTATTTTAGTGTGGTTTCAGAAACCATATTTGACTATCCTTATACATTTCGCACAGAAAAGATTTGGAAACCCATGATCATGGGCCACCCATTTGTGGCAGCGGCCAATCGCGGTTTCTACAGAGATTTACACTCGGCAGGATTTGAAACATTTGGTAATCTGATTGATGAGAGTTTTGATCTAATAGATGATCCTCGAGATCGTGCTGATAGAATCGTTGACGTTGTGGCAGATATATGTTATAATGGTGCTGCTGAGTTTTTGGCAGCTGCCAAGGCAGTTTGTAAGCATAACTATCAACAACTTCGTGAACACAATCGTCGTGAACGTGCAGAACTGCCCAATCGTCTGGCTCAATACATCAACAATATATGAATGCTCATTATTGCATTTTACCTTTTATTCATTTACACATAAATGAAAAAGATCAAGTCAAGTTGTGCTGTTATTCAACTGCATTAACACAATACAATGCTGAGTTTGATTATGTAACCAATGAACATTATCAACAAGTAAGAAGTCAGCTTCGGCAAGGCTTACCAGTAAGGCAATGCGAATCTTGCTACAAGATAGAACAAGCCGGCGGTGAAAGTTTTAGAATAAGAGACACCGCAGAGTGGCAACAAAAATTAAAAATTCAAGATTTAGATACGTTTGAACCTCAACTGATCTATTATGACATACGCAATGACAACACTTGCAACTTGAGTTGTCGTATATGTCATCCTGGTGCAAGCAGTCAATTGGAAAAAGAATACAAAAAACTAAACTGGCCTATCAAACCGTCTTCAAGAAAACACAAACTAACCAAAATTGTTGATTTAGATACCATACAGCAATTACAGATTGCTGGTGGAGAGCCAACAATCATGCCTGAATTTAAAGAATTTTTAGAAAATGCCATTGCCCAAAATCGAACTGATATTGCATTAAAAATTATAACAAATGCTACCAACGTTAACTTGTCTTATCAAACTCTGTTAAATGCATTCTCTGACAAAGAATTCATAGTCAGCATAGACGGCTATGATTTAATCAATCGGTATATACGATGGCCGAGTGATTGGGAAACATTGATCACAAACATACACAGGTTGTATGAAATAACTGACCGTGTGTCATTCAATGTCACAGTAAGCATGTGGAACGTTGGCAATCTAAGCAAACTGATTTTGTTTTTAGAAAAAGAATTCAACAACCCTTTGATATTTTTAAATGAAGCTGTGCCAAATGGCAGAGCAAACATAAGCCCATTTAATCGGCCAGACCAGGACATTGTGCTTGCTGACTTAGAAAAATTAAAAAATTGTGCATCGTATCAACTCGAAGATCATTTCAAAAACAAAGTGGATTACTTTTTATCAAAAATGAAAACTCGTACAGTTGACCTAAACTCGTTGAGAAAATTCTTTGATTACAATGATCAGTTGGATCAATCTCGAAATGTAAAACTGGAAGACTTTGTTCCCGAATTATATGCATGCAAGAGTTATCTGTAAATACAATCCCTTATGAATGATTTAGAATTTAAACAACAGGTGTTAGATCCTGTGTCCTCAAGTTTTTGTGCAGCAAAATGGTATAACGCTACCATTTGGTTAGGAAGTGGGCAGACAACAAGTTGCCATCACCCGCCAGCTCATTTGATTGACGTTGATAAAGTCAATAACAACTCTAGGCTGCTGCACAATACTGACCAGAAGAAAGAAGACCGGCGCAAAATGCTTGCAGGCGAACGTCCCGCAGGCTGTGAATACTGCTGGAAGATCGAAGACATGGGTCGCGATGCTGTGAGTGACCGTGTTTACAAATCAAAAATTTATCCTATAGAGGCCCTACATGAAGCAGTCAAAACTCCCATCGAACATGATGTCAATCTTAGAACTCTCGAAATTAGTTTTGATCGCACTTGTCAATTTGCTTGTTCTTATTGCAATCCTGCTTTTAGTTCCACTTGGGTCAATGACATCCGCAAGCATGGACCTTATGTTGGACTTGTTAGCGATGGCAGGAACCATTTTACTCACACTCATGATAATAGTCAACTTTATAAATTCGGTGAGACTAATCCGTACGTGGACGCCTTCTTCGACTGGTGGGAACAAGACCTCCACAAGACCCTCCAAGAACTCCGCATAACTGGCGGCGAGCCCTTAATGTCGGGCTACACCTGGAAGCTGATTGAGTGGTTCAAAACCAACCAAGGACGTAGCAACACCCGGTTGGCAATCAACTCAAATCTTGGCATTGACATGGACAAGATGAAAGACTTTGCCATGGCAGTTCACGCACTGCCTGAAGTGGATCTATATACCTCAATGGAAGCCACATTTGGTCAAGCAGAATACATTCGTGACGGACTAGACTATGACCAATGGCTGAACAATGTGTTATTTTTGTTGGAAGGCCAATTTGTCAGTGCAGTGCATGTGATGTGTACAATCAATGCACTGTGCTTGGATAGTCTTGTGGACCACCTTAACATGATGTTGAGTTTGAAACAACGTTATGGGCGTGATCAACTTAACTTTACGTTGAACATCTTACGATTCCCCAGTTTCCAAAGTGCATTAGTGTTACCAGATCACATACGCAATCGTTATCGACTGCAACTTGAAGCCTGGTTGTTTCACAATCGTGAAAACCCTTGTTTGCATGAACACGAAGTTAATCACGTTCAGCGGCTGATTGATTACCTTGACACAGTAAAGACACCACATTCAGAAGCATTTGAACAACCTAAACTGTTGAATGATTTCAAACAGTTTTACACACAATATGATCAACGCAGAGACAAAATGTTTGCTAGAACATTTCCTAATCTGGCAGAATGGTATAACACACTATGACTTTCCCTGCTGATCTTTCCAAAATAAAAGTATGGAAAGAGCAAACACTCGACAGCAAGAGCAAAAGTTTTTGTGGAGCAAAATGGTATCATTCTAGCATGTGGCTGTGGAGAGGATGGACAGCCAGCTGCCATCACAATCCTCCACATCAAATTGATCAAGCGGAAATTGCACAAACTCCCAGTGCATTGCACAATACATCGAAAAAAATCAATGAACGTGCAATGATGCAACGTGGCGAAAAACCCTTGGATTGCCAATATTGCTGGGCAATAGAAAACATCGATTCAGACATGTTAGCAGACAGAGTTTGGTATAGCAAAAGTATGTCAAGCAAAAGTTTGCAGGTGGCATTTGAAAATTCACCTGAAACTCATGTGAATCCAACATATCTTGAGTTGGGGTTTGACAGCACATGTAATCTGGCATGCAGTTATTGTTGTCCTGACATCAGCAGTTCTTGGATGCGCGATATCAAACAAAATGGTGTGTATCAAAATATCATCACTGATGAACGTGAACATTATACTCGTGCTGGCAGTGTTGGGGACAACTACAGCTACGGTGAAGAAAATCCCTATGCTGATGCATTTTTTAAATGGTGGGAAACAGATCTGCACCTCTCATTGAGGAACATACATATCACTGGCGGCGAGCCGTTGATGAGTGGACATTTTTGGAAATTTTTAGATTGGTTGGAACAGAACCCCAACAAAAGTCGTGCATCTATATCCATACAAACAAACTTGGCCTACGATTCAGACATGTTGAATAGATTCCTTGACAAGATCTCAACAATAAGAACGGGTTTTGCAATTTCCACTAGTATGGAATCCACAGGATCAAAAGCAGAATATGTTAGAGATGGTGTGAACTGGGAACAATGGTGTAAAAATATAAACATATTAACCAAGAACAAACGCATAAACCGTGTGGAGATTTTCTCCACAATGAGTGCAGTATCATTAAACGGGTTTGTGGAATTTTTAACTTGGTTAGTAGAACAAAAGAAACAGATGGGCAAATCTTATTTTGATCTGTATATAAGTTATGTGAGATGGCCTACTTTTCAAAATGTAATGGTGCTGCCTGCAGAAATAAAAAAACAATACAGCAATGAGTTGCAATATTTTGTTGACAACAATCAACAATGGTTTTCGACCAAAGAAATAAATTTTATAAACAGACTGATATCATATCTTGTCGACGTGCAATCTCCGCATAGTGGAAGCATAGTATCAGACGGAACATTAAATTTTGTTGATCAGCAATTTGCTCACAACACTTTATCAATGCAAAAAGATTTTAAAAGTTTTTTCTCTCAGTATGATCAGCGCAGAAATAAAAAATTTACTGCAACGTTTCCTAACCTAGAAGAATGGTATGACTCAATACAAGTATAACAGCAGTGATCTGGTGCGTCCCACAGAACTCACAGACCGTGAGCAATTTTTGTTGACTGAATCAAAAACATTTTGCATATATCCTTGGATACACTTGCATGCCTATCCCACAGGTGAAGCATATCCTTGTTGCCATGCTGAGATGGGTGTGGGACAAGTTGGTAATTGTCGTATCCAGCCGTTGGAAGAAATTTGGAACAATACCAAGCAACGACAGTTACGCATGGACATGCTGACCGAAACAGACAACTCCACTTGCGGTCGCTGTTACGAGCAAGAGAAATCAGGATTCTTCTCAGGACGTCAAAGCGCCAACAAGCATCATGGGCATCATGTTGCTCGGGTGCATAACACTGAAGACAACGGCCACTTGGAACAATTTGAAATGACCTACTGGGATATTCGTTTCTCAAACTTGTGCAATTTAAAATGTCGCAGTTGCGGGCATATCTTTTCAAGCCAATGGTATCAAGACCAAGCCAAGCTGGCAGGTGGCGACTGGAAGGATCGCAACACTGTGTTGAACTATGCAGGACGCACTGAAACGGATATGTGGGAACAATTAGAACCGCACTTGGATTACGTGGAGCAAATTTACTTTGCTGGCGGCGAACCCTTGCTGATGGAAGAACACTATCGTATTTTGGAAGAACTTGTTCGACGCAAAATGTTCCATGTGCGATTGATTTACAACACAAACTTCACGCACACTGAACTCAAGGGCAAGAGTGTATTTGAATACTGGAAACTGTTTGACAGCGTGGCAGTGGGTGCAAGTTTGGATGCTTCCGGTGTGCGAGGAGAATATATTCGCAAAGGCACTGACTGGGCTGTGGTAGAACACAACCGTGTTGAAATGCTGAAAATTTGTCCAGGCGTTGATTTTTACATTAGTCCTACCTTGAGTATTCTCAACGCACGCCACTTGCCTGAGTTTCATCGCAACTGGGTAGAACGCGGATTAATTCGACCACAGGACTTGAATGTAAATATATTACAAGATCCTGCACATTATAGAATTGATATTGCTACCAAAGAATACAAAGAAGAATTAAGCACAAGGTATTTGAATCACATCATGTGGTTGCGTGATCAAGATCCACTGGGTCGCGCCACACAAGGGTTTGAATCAGCAATAACTTTTATGAACACCACAGACAACACTCACTTGATAGATACGTTTTGGCGTAAAACACACGAGCTAGATAATATTAGACGAGAAAGCATTATGGATGTGATTCCAGAACTGGCAGCATTAAAATGAACATACCACACGATAAGTTTTGCGTGTTACCCTGGATTAGTATTGAAGCCTCGCCTGTTGGAACAGTGCGTCCTTGTTGCCTTGCTGACAACGAAATTGTAGACGATTCGGGCCGCAAATTTGAGTTGAGCACAGCCAACTTTGCTGATATACAAAACTCAAATCACATGCGCAGCCTGCGTGAACAGTTTCTTGCAGGTGAGCGCCCACAAACTTGTCGCAAGTGCTGGAATGAAGAACGTGGCGGTCGCACCAGCAAGCGTATGCACACACTAGACAGACTCAAACACACAATCACAGACACAGAGTGGACCGCAGACGCCAAGCACTTGATGTTTTTGGATCTAAAACTGGGAAATATCTGCAATTTGAAATGCCGCATTTGTGGCTCATGGTCGAGCAGTCAATTTGCTTCAGAAGAAATCAGTTACTTGCCGCGAGAACAACAAAAATCAAGTCATGCATATCAAATGCTACGTGCAGGTGCCTGGCCCAGAGAGAACACTCAATTCTGGCAGCAGATTGACAGTGTGCTAACAGACATTCGCTATATTGAATTCACTGGTGGCGAACCGTTCATGATTGACGAACACTTTGACATGTTGCAGGGCATTGTTGATCGTGGCATCGCACACCAAGTTGAAATACACTACAACACCAATGGCACACAGTATCCTGAACGTGGTGAGGCAATTTGGCGGCATTTCAAAACTGTTGAGATTGCATTCAGTATTGATGACATTGGAGAGAGATTTGAATATCAACGTAGCAACGCCAATTGGTCGGGGGTCTGCGCAAACCTAGATCGTTTTAGAGATCTCAAAGAATGTCACAAGAATATAGTGCTACAAATTTGCACCACAGTAAACGTATTCAATGTGCGTTACTTAGATCAAGTTGCCCAATGGATTGATCTGAACAAAGAAAGTTTTAATTTTGTATACTGGAACATGATGCACGATGCATGGTATTTCAGTATTGCCACACTGCCAGACACTGCCAAAGCAGCCATAACACAACATCTACGTTCAGCAGATGTTCCGCCACAGTATCGTGGAGAATTTGATCGCATTGTGGATTTTATGAACACTGGTGCAAGTTCAGACGGTGCCATCTTGCGTATGAAGGTTGCAGATTTAGATCGCAAACGCAATCAAAATTTGCGTGATATAGAACCTGAATTTGCTGAGCTAATCAATTATGAATCTTAAATTATATTTTGGCAAAGAAGACTATGACAATTTAGCAGGGCCTGATTGGCCCAGTTACGAGTCTATCTGTGCTGGCGTGACAGCAAAAGATCCTGAAATACAAAAAGAGATAGACGGGTATTTAGATATGTTTCGCAAGGATGGTATCAAGTTTCCTATCAACACTGCCACAGCATGTCAAAGTAAATGGACCTGGAGCACAATTTATTTAAATCAGCTATCCACCGCCAGTTGTCACAGAGTGCAACCTCTACCATTTGAACTAGAAAATTTTGACAATTTTCATAACATACCAAAAAAATTACAAGATCGTCAACTGATGTTGGAAGGAAAATGGCCCAAGGGAGGCTGCGAATATTGTCAGGTAATAGAAGAAGCTGGCGGCCACAGTGATCGTCAACACAACTTGGAAATACGCGGATTGACTCCTCCAGAGGTAGAACTAGACCCCACTGCTGTTAATGTAAGCCCTCGCATAGTAGAAATATTTGCGCAGAACACTTGCAACTTGTCATGCATTTATTGCAATGGTAATTTGAGCAGTCAAATCGAAAGAGAAAATATCAAACACGGAAATTTCAATTCAAATGGAGTTAGAATTCCAATAATCACAACTCCTACTCAAGCTGCAAAAGAATACTTTGATCGCTTTATTTCTTGGCTGGACCGTAATGTAAACACTTTGAATAGACTGCACTTGCTGGGTGGCGAAACATTTATACAACACGAATTAATGACTGCTGTGTTGGGCATACTAGAAAAGAATCCCAACCCTGACTTGCAGTTTTGTATTTTCAGTAACTTGAATGTTCCTGACAGTGCATGGGATAGATATGTTCCTCGCATATTGGATTTACAAAAACGTGGTTATATAAAATACTTCGATTTGACAGCCAGCATTGATTGCTGGGGACCTGAACAAGAATATGTTCGTTCAGGATTGAATTTAGAAAAGTTCGAAAAACGTTTTGCATGGGCAGCCGATCAAGACCCAACTCGGTTGAGATTGAATGTGAATCAAACAGTGACTGGGATGACAATAAAAACCATGCCAGGACTGATTGAAAAAATCAAACAATACAGCAAGCACAGACACATTGGGCATTATTTTCAATTCTATACTGGAACACACATGTTTCAACATCCCAATGTGTTTGCCTACAGCATGTGGGAAAAAGATTTTAAAAATATACTTGCAGTCATGCCAACTGATACCATAGAACAGCAAGAAGCCATACCTCGCATGATTGGACTGCAACGATATCTTCAACAAAGGGTTGACCATAATCACAGTGAAATTAAAAAATTGCATGTGTATCTAGATGAGCTTGATCGCCGCCGCGGCACTGATTGGAACAAATTGTTTGGATATTTAAAAGTATGAGTCTATGCATGGCGCCCTGGGTGCATACCTATCTAAGTCCGCAAACAGAACGACGTATGTGTTGTGCGTCAAGAGAACCTGCGCAGAACTTTGAGCAATACATAGACACAGCCGCAGGCACTGGTCAATACATTCCTATCACACTGGATGAGCACTGGAACTCACCGCACATGATGAGTGTGCGCAGTAGAATGATGGCTGGCGAAACACTCCCCGAGTGTGAAGTATGCAATGACAAACTGTTGAACACAGACGTTTACCGCACATATTTTTGGCATTTGTTCAAACATAAGTATCCTGACATCTGGGAAACTACCGACACAGCAGGCCGCACCACAATGCAGCCTGTGAGTTGGGATTATAGATTCAGTAACCTGTGCAATTTCAAATGTCGTATGTGCGGTGACATGCTGAGCTCAAGTTGGGAAACAGAGCAGAAGCAACACAACATGGTTGACTGGTCGAATTCCAAGAACACCTGGATGCGGCCTGAGGTGCGTCGAGAGATTTCAGCATTCCAAGACAGTCAAATAGAGGCTGAGTTTGCTGAGGCAGTGGAACAGCATCGTGTTGAAGAAGTATACTGGGTAGGTGGCGAGCCCCTGATGTACGAACAACATTGGCGTTATATGAAGCGCATAGTTGAATTAGGGGATGGGCCAAGAGTATATGCTAGATACAATACAAATTTATCCAGAGTGGATTATCGAGGTGTTAATCTATATTGCAATATTCTTAGTGGGCTACGTGATTGGCAGATATGTGCGAGTCTCGACGGCACAGGCGCAATTGGTGAATACATTAGAACAGGCCTTGAGTATGATCAGTGGCTTGACAATTTTGGTCAAGCAGTTGCGATCCAACGTCACAGACGTCAAGTACGAATTGACTTTACGCTCACTCTGCCCGGAATGTTCGAAGTTACACGTATTAGACAACTTGCCCAAGAGTTCAGAGTCGACGTCCTTGCTAAAGTAATATTCTCATTCTCACCAGACATCATAATGAGTCCACTGGCATTGCCAAAATCTTTGTTAGACGCCTGGGTTGATGAATTGGTGCCAGAAGTGAACGGTGCTCTACGTGATGTATTGTTGCAATTAAAACAACGACCCACATTTGAACAGCAATGGCCAGATCAATATCGTGCAGGCCTTGCAAAGGGCAAGGCACGTGTGTTACAATTAGAAAGCATACGCACACAGAAGATCACAATGGCAGAAATACTAGCTGATCGTCCTGCAGTGCTAGAATGGTGGAACAACATTGCTTGATAGAATTGAAATAGACCTGCGTGGCGCAGACACACTCACACTGCACATTGATGTAGCAGACAACAGCCTAAGTCGTAAATGGCTCACAGCTTTGAACAATATCATACGCAGTGATTTACACTTGGAAAAGAACTACTGCTGGTTGGGCTGGACTGAAAGTGAACGCAATGCTGAATATATCATCAACCAAATCAACAACAGTATTCAAGTAATCAACTCAGCCAACTTGGGCTACACAATTGATGATCATTTCACCGTGGCAGAAACCATACAAGACAACTTGGATGTTGACCATGAGCGCATGAATTGGTTACATCGTTACTTTGAAGATTTGCAAGGACATTCAGGACACATGAGTGCTTATTGGAGTCAAGCTGATGCCGCCACACGTTGGCACATACGTCAACTCAATCTGCTGTGTCACGAATATGAAAGCCTTGTGCTCAGCATGCGCAAGGTGCTACAAGCACCCGAATGGCGTAGACCCAGTCAGCTGATGTGCTGGCTCAACGCACCAAGATTTGCATTAGACACAGAGGACTATGAACTGTTTGGGATAGACACAATCAACCGACAAATGGGCGGAGTGTATGTGGGTGTAAACAAGGCAGTAAGCAAAGCACACTGGGAAGTGTTCAA